GCGGGCCCCCCCCCCGCCGGGGCGCCCGAAGTGGGATGCACGCTAGATTCTCTCGGCATCGGCGCGGTTCGCAGAGCGAACCGCTGCCAATGCCGCATTACGCGCGTCATAGCCGCGCGTAGGGAACCAAGAAGAAATGAACATCCGAGTCGATAACCGATTGCGTCTCCCGGTGTGGGAGTTGAGCGAGGACGTGGTCGCCGAACTGAAGTCGGCGTGTAGCCATACGAACCCGGCGAAGTTCAAGCTTGAACGACTTGCACGCGGGGCAAAGGGCAAACGGGGTATCGCGTTCCGGATGGCGGCGAAGCGCGAACCTGACCGCATCGAGACGTGGGCGGTGGAAGGTGATGAATTCACGATGCCGCGGGGTGCTCTGGGTCGGATGCGCGAGATCCTTCGCAAGCACGAGATCGTGTGGAAGGCGGATGATTGCCGGACGAAAGGCAGCGGACCGCGATACACGAAGCAATTGATTCACCGGCCCAACCCGAAGGCGGCGGACGGTGGAGATCTGCGCTGGTATCAGGAAGAAGCGATTGAGGCGGCGATTACGAGACAGAACTGCCTGCTACGAGCGCCAACTGGTTCTGGCAAGACAACGACCGCTATTGGGCTCCTGGCGCGACTACGACTGCCTACGTTGATCGTGGTGTGGACGGGTGGTCTGCTCGAACAGTGGCGTGACCGCATCGTGGCGGAGCTTGGCATTCCGGCGGAGGAGATCGGCCAGATTGGCGGCGGCGTGCATAAGGTAAAACCTTTTACCTTAGCGATGCAGCAGAGCTTAATGCGCGGAAACGCTGCGAAATTGCGCGGTGTGTTCGGCGTCGTGATCTGCGACGAGGTGCAGCGGTTCGGGGCGAAGACGTTTTTGGATGTCGTCGACGCGTTCGACTCGCACTACCGGATCGGCATCAGCGCGGACGAGACGCGGAGCGACGGCAAGGAGTTCCTGATCTATGACGAATTCGGCGACGTCGCGCACGAGGTGTCGCGTGAGCAACTGATCGACGCAGGAGCGGTGCTCGACGTTGAGTGTCGGGTGATTCCGACCGAGTTTCGCGCGGACTGGTACGTCACGGAACGTGATTCGGGTGGCTCGCCAAATCATACGATGCTGCTGGAAGAGATGACGGCGGACGAGACGCGAACAAAACTTGCGGTCGATATAGCGGCACAAGAGGTCGCGGCGGGGCAACAAGTCGTCGTTCTTACGCACCGCGTCGAACATGCGAAGCGGATCGCGGTGGATCTTGTCGCGCGGGGGATCGAGGCGGACACGATGCTTGGCGGCGAGGAGAACAAAGGGCGATTCGAGGAGGCGCGATCCCGCCTTAAAGCGGGGCAACTTCGTGCCGTAGCTGCGACGGTGCAGGCGATGGGGACCGGGATCGATATTCCGAGCCTTTCGCGTGGAGTCCTTGCAACCCCGATCGGCGCAAACAAGCAGTTGTATGGGCAGATTCGCGGGCGCTTGTGCAGGACCGGTAAAGATGACGCAGTGCTCTATGTGTTGTGGGATCGCCATGTGCACGGGCTTGCGTCATTGAAGCGGTACGGGACGTGGAACCGTACGACGTTGGTGCAAGCGGGCGGTGAGTGGATAGACGCACGCGGATACATGAAGGGAACGAACGATGCGAAGGATGAAGGGTAACGAAGAGGCGTCGCCGGTGGGTGGTCCGGAGGCGAAACCGCGCGTGACGACGCTCACGGTGACGTGGGGGGCGGAAAAACTCTCGCCGATTCAGTACCACACGCTCGATATCGGTCCGGTTAGCGCCACGGTCGAGGTTCCCGAGGGGATGAGCGCGGAGAGCGCGCATCGGGCGGTGCTTTCGGAACTCCGGCTTCTCGTGGCCAACCAGTTTGAAACGCAGCTCGAAGACTTCATGCAGCGTGTGCGTGCGGCGGCGACAGCGGTGCGAGGGGCGAAATGAGGCGCTTGATCACGGATATTGACCACAACACGCGTGAGTTCCTGGGCGCTGACAAGCCGAAGCGTGAACGTGGGCCGAACAAGGCGAAGATTCGGCGCGAGATCCGCGAGATGATCGATCGGAAAGACTTTGAGGGGGTGAAGCCGTCGCATCTCGTCGCGCTCTACGAGTACTGCCACGAGATGGTCTACGGCGAACTACCGTTGGAGATCGACTCACCGACGACGTGGAAGATGGCGACGTATGCGGCTGGTCGGTTGGTGAAAAAGCATTTCGAGGGCGACGCGGTGAGCGCGGTGGAGTTTGTTCGGTGGACGTGGGCGCGGGAGAAGCAGCGGCTTTCTTGGCGTGCAAAACGAGGCATCACGTCGACGCGGCTCGGTTGGCGGCTTCAGTTCCGAGACGACATGGTTACGGATTATCGGATCGCATCGAGGGGGGAACCGTGAGCAATAAGATCGATCTGCGTGCGCACGGGATTGTGTGGGATGCGGTCGCGTTGTTTATGCAGCTCCGGAAGTCGGAGGGCGCGTCGTTGCACGATGCGTCGATCGAGATTGTTGCGGCGCTCATGGATTCTTCGGCGCGGATCAACATCATGCGTGGGCTCGACACGGCGGCATACGTCAAGATCGCGCATGATCATTACGAGAGCACTCGCGAGATGATGCGCGAGGATTTGGCGCGGACGAGTAACTGACATGGGGCGTCGAATTCTTAAGACAGAGTCCGAGACGGAATCGGCTCCTCTACCGACGCGCCCGCGTGCAGATGCGGTGCAGATTCCGCACGATGTGATCAACGAGCAGACGCTCATCGCGGCGGCAATCGTCGACGCGAAGGCGCGCAAGAAGCTCACGCTAAAGCTCAAGCCCGATGCGTTCCTCGTCAAAGAGCACGCCGAGATATGGATCGCGCTCAGCGAACTCGCTCGGCGCGATCTTGAATACGATCCGGCGACGTTGCGAACGATCGCGGGAACGCGCGTCGATGAGGAGTACATCGCGCAGTTGCTCGACGGGCGACGCGGAACGCCGGCGAATCTTGACCATCATGTGTCGATGCTCGAATGGGACCGGGCGCGCGTCGAAGCGGTTCGCGGTCCGCTCTCGCAGTTGCTCGAATCCCTTAAAGATCCGACCACGCCGCCGGAACGCGTTCGGGCGTACGCGCAGGCGGCGTCGAGTATGTTTTCGCAGGGTGCGTCGACGAGCTTGCTGCGCGAACCGACGGGGCTTGTGCAGTCGGCGTTGGCACAACTTCGAAGCAAGCGGGATCAGGCTTGCTACCCATTTGGTATCGAGGGGTTTGATCGTCACGATGACGGTCGCTGGCGTATGGTGCCGGGCATGGCGCCGGGGCTAATCACGGTGCTCACGGGCGTGCCGGGCTCCGGCAAGTCGACGGTGACGGCGCGCATCGCGCTCGCGCAGATCAAAGCGGGACGGCGTGTTGCTTACGGCGCGTGGGAGATGGGCGATGAGCAGACGCTGATGCTCCTCGCGGCGATGGATCTCGGGTGGGGGCGCACGAAGCTCCAAACCGGCGATCTCACCGACGACGAAGAGAAGGTGCTCGGCGAGAAGATGGAGGAGCTAGCGACGCACGTCCGCTTCGTGATGCCGCCGTTCTCGCCTCGGACGATGGTGAGCGGCGGCGCGGGGCGCGAGCGCGTGACGAACGATCGCGTGCTTGATCAGCTTCATGCGGTGCTTTCCGACGTCGGAGCGGACGTGTTTATCGCTGACCTGTTCAAGCGCCTGCTTCGACGGATCGAGCCGGACGAGGAGGAGCAGGCGCTCGTGCGCATTCAGGCCATCGCGGCGGATACGCGAACGCACTGCCTACTTCTCCAGCAGCAGCGCTCGAAGGACGTCGAAGCGCGTGCGGATAAGCGCCCGACGCGCGAAGGCATCAAGGGCTCCGGCGCGTGGGTCGAGATCGCCGACACCATCATCGGCGTGCATCGGCAGGCGTTGTTCAAGAACATCGACGACGTCACGATCGAGCTAGACGTGCTCAAACAGCGTTGGGGCGCGTGGCCGATGGCGGTAGAATTCGGGTGGGATAGCGAATTTGGGGCGATCTCGGGCGGGCGGGAAGTCTCGATTAACGTCTCGTTGGACGACGAGGGAGTCGACGGATTTCTTGACGCGCCGGTCAAAAAGGCGAAGCGGATGCAAAAGGGGCGAAAGTGAAAGCGGACGTCGGGAAGGTGTTGGCGAAGCTCGGGATCGCGTATCGCCAGCAGGGAAACGAACTGCATGCGTTGTGTCCGGCGCACGAGGACCGCAAACCGTCGTGGTCGATCAACGTTGCAACGGGTCAGCATCACTGTTTCTCGTGTGGGTGGGGCGGCGGTATCGCGACGCTCGTGCAGCGCGTCCGCGGCCTTGAAGGCTTGATCTGGAACACGGGTGATGCGTGGGATTGGATGCGCGCGAACGGGCTCCTACTTGGTGACGGAGAACGCTCGCTTGATTTGGAGTTGACGCTTCGGATGCCGTCGACGAGGCCGTTCGTGTTGCCGACCTTGATTGGCGCGGGGCAGTTAACGCTCTGGCCGACACCAGCGGTGCGGTACGCGCACGAACGGCGGATCCCTGGTTGGCAGATCAAGCGGTACGGGATCGGCGTTGCGATTGATGGTCGCCTCGCGAATCGTGTCGTGTTTCCCGTGCGCGATTCACAAGGCAACGAGATCAGCTACTCGGCGCGATCGTTCGTCGGCGCGCAGCCGCGTTACTTGACGCCGCAAGAAACGGAGAACCCGAAGCAAGGGGCGCTGTTCGGTGAGCAGTATTGGCCCGCGCCGGGATCGCGCACGCGCATCGTGGTCGTGGAGGGGGCGATCAAGGCGCTTGCGGTGGAGCGCGCGGCTGGCTGCGCGGTTGCGGGAATCCTCGGCGCGTCGCAGGCGAAGCATCCGATCGTCGCGGCGAAGTTGGCGACGTTTCGCGAGGTCACGGTGCTTCTCGACAACGACGAAGCGGGTGAGACGAACGCGGAAACCTTGCTTGGAGCGCTTCGACGACACACCACAGTGAAGCGCGCGAGGATGCCGGGCAAACTGGCGGCAGACGATGCGACGCCTACGGACGTGATGAGGGCGCTTGCATGAATCGATCGACGGCAATCGGCAGGCTTTTTCGAGAGGATCAGCTAGCGGGTCGCGCGGAGTTCGTTCGAGTGCTTCGGCGTCAGCATGGGCGCGTTGATCGCGTAGCGATCGACCTGGGTATCGGATGGCGACACGTCATCGAAATCATCTGGCGCGAGGGCTTGTGGGAAACGGTCGATAAAATCCGGGCGGAGAATCGCGATCACATCATTTACGAAGACGAGGAATGGCTCATGAAAACGCGTGCGGCGCTGGGCGTTCCTCACATTAGGCCGGTTCAGAAACGTCGCGGCGCGCGCGCAAGTAAGTGGGGATGAACATGGAAGCGAACCAACATGTGACGCCGGCGATGCGGAGCCGGTTGGACGTTCTCACGCCGGCACACGTCGCCGATGCGGCGCGGGCGTTGATCTTTCGACTTCGGCACCTACACGAGAACTTCGCGACTCGTGGCGGCGATTCCGACAAGGCGATGCGCCAACACGAGCGGATGACGGAGTCGCTTGCGAACTTCATCGCGATACTCGCTGCCGATGACGCGTATCGCGAGATCGCTTCCGAACTCCGCGCGGGATTGGAGGCGGCGATTTCGTCAGCAAAATCCCAAGGTTTCCGAAAAAAGTAGCATCATGCGTCTTTTTCTTATTGCGTCCTGAGCACGAATCAGCGACTGTTGATCCCGCTGAGGTCAAGGAACCTCCCAAGCAGAAAGAAGGAAACATCATGTTCGAGATCTCGCTCAACGGTCAGGCGCGCACGGTCGACACCCAGGCGGAGGTTTGGGCGGTCGCCGACGAGATGGTCAAGCAGGCGGGTGGCGGCGTCCCGGCGATCCGCGAGATTGCGGCGGTGCCGGTCAACAAGGCGCGCCCCTCCGGGTGGGACGTCAAGCCGGAGCACGTCGACGCGGACGCGAAGGCGCGTGTGTTGGCGGACATGGCGGCGGCGCGCAACGCGGGGTTCGAGTTGAAGGAACCGCTGTTCGAGGCGGGCACCCGCGTCAACGAGATCGGCGTCGAGAACGCGCGCTCGGCGCGCCTCGACTTCGAGGCGAAGCCGCTGGTTGCCGACGCGATGAACGCGCTCTGCGCGCGCGTCGAGGCGGAGCAGCGCGAGGACGTCGTCGTCGAGTCGACGGCGCTGGCGATGGACGTCCGCGGCCTGATCGTCGCGAAGGGTGCGCGGTTCCCGATGGCGGAGCGCGCGCTGAAGTCGCTGTGCGCGCGATTGGATCTGCCGCGCGGGGCGGGCACCTATCTCTCGGAATGCTGGCCCGAGTTGCGCGCGAAGAACATCAACAACTGGGTTCAGGCGATTGCGGCGGACGAGCAGAAGGCGCGCGCGGAAGCGTTCGCGAAGAACGAAAAGTTCGAGCCGGCGCTGGTGGCGCTCCGCACCCGGTTGTCGGAGGTGGGCAACCGCTACGTTTACGCGACCGTGAGCGATTCGTATGCCGCGTATGACATCGATCAGGTGGCGCAGGCGATCGCGCTGGCGATGCCGAACGACGCTCGCGCCGAGGTGCACTACAACGGGCGCAGCGCCGAGATTCTGGTTCACTTCCACAGCACCGTGCAGCCCGAGGATTACGCGGCGGGCGAGGTGTTCCGCGCCGGACTGCGCTTCCGCACGGACGATACTGGCGGCGGCGCGCTTAAGGGGTTCAGCTTCGTCGAGCAGAACCTCTGCCTCAACCTGATCATCACCAATCAGGCGGCGCTGCCGGTCTTCCAGCTTGCCCACCTCGGCAGCGTCGAGAAGATGGCCGAAAAGTTCGGCGAGGGTATGAAGGCGGCGCAGGATACGGTCGCGCCCTTCATGAAGCAGTGGGGGTACGCGCGCAAGGACGACCTCGTCGCTGCGACCGTTGACGAGCGCAGCGGCTACGAGGGTATCGACATCACCGAGATCATGCAGGCGCTCCTGAACGGCGCGATCGAGCGCAAGCTCGTGACGGTGCCGGGGCGACGCGAAGAGTCTATCCCCAAGATCGTCGAGGCGTGGACGCGCGACGAGGGCACCGACGGCCCGCTGCGTGGCACCATCACCCGCGCGGGATTCGTGAACGCGCTTACCCGCTATGCGCACGAAGACGTGGGTGATAGCTGGGCGGCGCACGAGATCGAACGCTCCGCGTCGACCCTGCTGTGGCCGACGCACAAGGGCGGGCCTCTCCCGCACATTCCGTTCGCCCCTCTCGCGTGAGGGGTGTGTCGATGGGGGGGCGCTACGGCGCTCCCCCGGTTCCTTTTCGTCTCGGGGGCATCATGGATTTTGCATCGTTTCGTAAGGAGTACTCGCGCCAGTTTGCCGGCATGGCAAATCGGATTTGGAGCGGTTGGCGGTTGCCTGCGGCAGTCTCGCGCGAGGACGTTGAGCAGGAAATGTGGGCGAACGCGTGGCTTGCCTGGAATAACTGGCAACCGGGGCGTGGCGAGATGGAGCGGCACGTCTATGCGGTGGTCACCGCGAAGCAGGCGGCGGTCCGGTGGGTTCACGTTCAGCGTAACTCGTTGCGGCGTAGCGATACGGCTCCGGGCAGGTTCGCGGAAGGCCACGAACAGATCGACGAGTTGCAGTGTATGCAGTCGACGCAGGAGCTGGCGCTGGTGTTCGAGCAATCGCTGAGGGCGACTCTTCGCGCGTGCAACGAATTGGAGCGGGAAGCGGTGCGTGCGTTGGTGCGGCACGCGTTTGACGTCGACGCGGCGGCTACGGCGATGGCAAGCGTGGCGTTTCCGCGAATCAAGGCGCGTGCGTTGGTTGGCAAGATGGCGCGGACGGTCGAAACGGCGGTGAGCGCATGAGGAAGATTGGCGGACTGAAGGCGACCGAAATCAAATTCGCGGTCGTGGAGGCGGCGCTAAAGCGTAATCAGCTCGCGATCGGTGGGACGGACGTGCAGCGAATCGCGCGCTTGCAAGCGTTCTACCGAGAGCATACGCCGAAAGAGAGACTGGCCGATTGCAGCGTGTGCGACGGCATCAGCGACATCATGGAACCGGGATGCCCGTACTGCGGCGATGGGGCGCCGGATCCCAATAAGCTCGTGCAGCTGAAGCCGTCGGCGATCGTGATGACGCCGGAGCGCGAACTGGATACCGTCGTCAAGCGGGTGCTCGACCTCAAGTCCCGGACGGCCGACGCGTTGTGGGAACTGGGTGAGGAGATTCGGAAGCTCTACGAGTCGCAGCTTTGGCAGCGTCGTACCAATGACGACGGGCAGCAGAAGTACAAACAGTGGGCGACGTTCGTGGAGGCGGAACTCGGCATCAGCAACACGTACTCGTACCGGCTGATGGATATCGCGACGAAGTTCGATCGTGAGCAGGTGCGGGCATTCGGTCCGACCAAACTAAGCATGACGCTTCGCGTTCCCGACGAGGAGCGCGAAAAGATGCTTCGGGCGGCGGCGGAAGGCGCGTCGGTGTCGCAGCTTCGTGAACTGGCGCGCGATATCGGCGTTGTGGCGCAGGGATCGAATCGCGGCGCGAAAGGTGGAGCGGGACGCCACAAGCGGAGCAAAGCGCAGGATCGTCCGCGCTACTATGAGCGGTACCGGCTCAAGAATCTCCTCGGGCGGCGCGAGATGGTTCCTCATCGTGACGGGGAGTTGAAGGGGAACAAAATCCGGATGCAGTACCCATTGGTGTGTGAGGAGCAGATCGCGCCGGGGCTCAAGCAGCGGTTCGTGCTCACGAACGACGTCGACGGGACGCTGATCTTGATCGTGGAGAGGGTTCGCGGATGACCAAGATTCTGCAAGCGCATGCCGATCGCGATACGGGCGCGATCACGTACTACACCCGCGACGGCGCTCGCGTGCGCAAGCATCGGACGCCGGGGCAGTGGATCTCCTACTTGAAGGCGGAAGACGTCACCGAGGGGCTTCAGCGGATGCTGCGGAACTCGCAGCACGTTCGCGGGATGCGGCGCGAGGGCGAATGGTACGCGCTCAGCTGGGCGTCGCACGCGGCGCGCGAGGCGTCGTGCGACCCGAAAGAGGGTTGGTTCCGAAAGCAGGGCATCGACACGTTTGAGGCGGACGTTCCTCCGCTTCGGCGGTGGCTCGCGGATAACGCGATCGAGATCGAGCGTCCGCGGCGTTGTTACCTCGACATCGAAACCTGCGCGCGGCATCCGATGAGCGAGAAGGAAAAGCAGCGCATCCTGACTTGGACCGTCATGGACGACGACGGGAACGCGCGGCAGGGGTGTCTCAGTGCGGATGATGATGCGTCGGAGCGCGCGCTCCTCGCGGACTTGTGGAGCACGTTCGAGGGGTTCGATCAGATCCTCGCCTGGAACGGAGATGGCTTCGACTTCCCGATGATTTTTTCGAGGTCGGCGCTGCATCGCATCACGGTCGATGCGCGGCGGTGGCTCTGGCTCGACCATCTGGAGCTATTCCGGCGGATGAACACCGCGGCGGAGTCGGGCGACGAGAAGCAATCGCTCGCGCTCCAGGCGGTCAGCATGAGCGTGCTCCGCGAAGGCAAGATGGAAGGGGTCGGCTACAAGCAGATCTTTCCGTATTGGCAAGCTGGGGGCGAGAAGCAGCGATTGCTGCTTCAGTACAACCGCCACGACGTCGACCTGATGCGACGCATCGAGGCGAAAACCGGATACGTCGATCTGCTGCAAACTCTTGTCGAGGTGACGGGGGTGTTCGGGGATACGCATGGGATCTCACCGATGCCGCAGGTTGAGCAGTACATGCTCCGGCTCGGGAAAGAGCGTGGCGTTCATTTTCAAACGAGGCAGCGGCACGAGGAACAGAGTCAGTTCGCGGGCGCGTTCGTTATGGAACCGACTGCGCGGGGCATCGCGAGGAACGTTCACGTCTGCGACTTCAGCAGCATGTACCCGTCGATCATCTTGACCTGGAACATGAGTCCCGAGACGTTCCGCGGGCTACGAAAGGCGGAACCGCAGCCCGTCTATTTGCGACACCTGCCCAATCCACCGCCTCCGCGACCCGACGACGTGTGCGAGACGGCAGGCATGATGATGTTCGCGAAGGAGCCGCGAGGATTGCTGGCGGAGGCGCTGGAGCAGATGCTTGCGATGCGCAAGCAGTGGAACGACGCGAAGTCGGCGCTCCCGCCGGGCACGACGGAGTGGGTGGACGCGGATCGCCGATCGACAGCCTACAAGGTCGCGGCAAACTCTTTCTTCGGCGTTGTCGGCGCTCCGGTGTCGCGGCTCTACGTGCGTGAAGTAGCGAGCAGCATCACGGGAACGGGCGTGTGGTTGATTCGCAAGACGATCGAGCTAGCGCAGGAGCGCGGCTTGGAGGCGATCTACGGCGACACCGACTCGTGCTTCGTGCGCGGATGCAACGCGCAGGGGTTCGCAGACTTTGTGGCGGAGTGTAACCAGAAGCTCTACCCGCGCTTGGTTGTCGAGCAGGGCTGCGACGAGTCGCGAAACAGGATCAAACTTGCATACGAAAAAGAGTTTGAGCGCGTCGTTTTCGTGTCAGCAAAGCGGTATGCGGGGCGTTATGCCCATTACAAGGGCGCGCCGGCAAACGAGCACTCGAAACCCGAGGTGAAGGGCTTGGAGTACAAGCGCGGTGATGGAACGCGTCTCGCGCGACGCCTACAAGCGGAAGCGATCGAACTCCTCATGGGCGGCGGTGTCGAAGTGCCGGCGGGCCTCGGAGAGCCATCACGGAAAACGCTGCGGCGCGAGGAATGCGCGGAGACGGCGGAAGCGTTCACGGAGTTGCTTACGCGTTACCGCGAGGCGATTTTTAGCGAGGCACCGCTCGATCTCGACGACGTCGTGCAAACGAAGAAGATCGCAAAGGGGCTTCACGAGTACGCCAGCAAGATGAAGAAAGACGGGACGGAGGCGGCGCAGCCTCCTCACATCCGTGTCGCCAAGATCTTGCGCGAACGCGGCGAGGACGTGCGCGAAGGAACGCGCATCGCATACGTAGTCGTCGACGGCTCCACCGCACCGGCAACGGTGATACCCGCAAGCGATTGGGTCGGCGAGTGCGATAGGTTCGAACTATGGGATGCGGTGACGGCGCCGACGCTTCGGTTGCTGGAGGCGGCGTTTCCTGCGGTCGACTGGCAAACCCCGTGGACGATTCGTCGTCCGCGCAAACAAGCGGTGAAGGCGGCGATCGGGGCGAAGGCGACTGCGCGACAAGCGGAGAGCGAGGGGCGTGTGAAAAAGCGCGCGAAGCCGGACAACGGCCCTCTTTTTTCGCTGAAGGACGCGAAGTCGCGTCATTGACGCACCGGAGGTGCCCCTATGGGACGACGAGTGATGCAAGAAGCGGTGGAGGCGCAGCCGGCATCGGCGGTGCGTGGCGACGAGATCGATACGAGCGGGCCGAAGCTCGCGGCAGGCTACGAGCGGATTCAGGACCGGATCTTCAGCCTGCCCGATCCGGAGGCGGAATACGCGGAATTGCAGGCCGGGTTGCAGGTCGGCAACCAGCAGTTCGACAGCATCTTCTCGGCACTCGATCGGGCGGAGGACAACGCGCGCCGGGCGCATCGGCTCTACATCTGCGCGCGTGTCGACGCTGAGCGTTTCGCTCTCGACGCCGACGTGACGGAGGGCGGGCTTTGGGCGGCGGCGAACGCCGACCTGCAACGCGAGAAGGACTCCGGAGCGCGGACGAAGCAGATCACCGATGCGGACGTGCGCGCGCGGATTGCGTCGATGTTCCCCGATCAGTGGACCGAACTCCAACAGCGCCGAATCAAGGCGCGCAAGACGGTCGAGCATCTGGAACGATTCGCCGATCTTGCGAAGACGCGATGCTTCTCCCTCGCGAATATGCTCGCAACGAAGCGATAACGAATCCCCTGGGCCGACTGAGCGGATCAACGCGAAGCGGTCAATCAACCCCTAATCAACACTGGAACACACATGGATCTCGACGCATTCCTTGGACACAAAACCTCGACGCGTAGCGGCGGGTCGACCAAGACCATCAACTGGAAGAAGCGAAAGCCCTCGGAAATCAACGTTTGGCTGCACACGAAGGCTCCATACGTCGCGCTGTGGCGGCACGGTTGGCAACGGGTCGTCGAGCGCGAAGTGGACGGGGAGAAGACCCGCGACGTGTGGGGGTCGCCGTGGAACTGTTGGGAAGGTGAGGAAGTGCTCGCTGCGAAGGGGCGCGACGCGGACGGGCGGCGCAAGGTCCAACCGAAGATTTGCCCGATGTGCCGAGCGATTGAGTACGTGCGCAACTCGATCATCGACGGGAAGCTCGATTGGCTTGAGCCGGTCTTCGCGTTCGAGGGCGACGATCCCAGCAAGCGGGTCGTGTTGACGGCGGTTGGTTTCGCGAACGCGTGGCCGAAGGAGCTGACCCGGCAACAGAAGATCGACTTGCAAAAGGCGGGAATCCGCTTGAATGAGTCGTGGAAGCAAAACTGCGCTGCGAAGTGCAATTACGTCTTCACGATCGTCGACAACGACGAACCGGAGGCGGGTGTGCAGATCGCGGTGGAAACGACGGCGCTAGGCGACGCGTTGAAGCGAGTGATCAATGACCGTGTGAAGGATCTTGGAACGACGGACGGCGACCCGAAAAAAAAGCCGTTCTGCATCGGATGGGAATACGACGCCAACGCGGTCAAGTTCGATGACAAGTATCGCGCGCGTATCGTGTCGCGCCACAAGTTGACGGACGAGATCGACGAGCTGATCACGGGCGACGCGCCCGATCTCTCGCAGATCATTGAGCGCGGAAACCTCGCGGCGCTTCGCACGTCGATGGAAGCGCACGCGCTTATCGATCTTCCATGGGATGAGATCTTTGGACCGGCGGAACGCGCGGCGGGGGGTAACGCGCCGCGTGCGCGTTCGGAGGAACCGGCGATGAGGGCGAAGGAAAGCGCGCCTGAGACGGCGAAGGAACCGCCAGCGCGTCGTACGCGTGCGGCTGCGAAGGAGGAGCCGAAACAGCCGGTCTATCCGCCGGGCACCGAAACGCTGCCGTGCGACAAGTGCGGAGCGATTATGGCCGACTACGAGGATACGTGCTGGAAGTGCGGGGCGAAGTACGAACTGGACGACGAGCCGGAGGAAACGCCGCCGCCGAAGGCCGCTTCGAAGCCGAAGGCGGAGGCGAAGCCTGCGCAGAAGTGGGCGGGCGAGTCGGACGAAGACGACCAGTTGGGGTGGTGATCTATGCCGCGCAAAAAGGCAGTAGAGGCGACTCCGGAACAGAAGTCGGTCAACGATCGGCTTGAGCGCATGGCGGCGGTGGCGGAACGCTTCGCGTCGTTCCGTCCCGCTCCCGAGGTGCTGACGCGCGTTCGATCAGTACCGACACAGTTCATTCAGGTGGACCGCGCGACCCGCGTGGACGGTTGGCCGATCGAACGCATCGCGACGGTGCACGGACCGAGCAACCACGGCAAGACGACGTTCTGCCACGGGCTCGGACTTAGCTTCCTCGACCGCGGCCATTTTTATGGCTTCGTCGACGCGGAGTATACGACGCCGGAGCGATGGCTCGCGGAGTTGATGGGCGCGAAGGCGAGCCATCCTGGCTTCGTCGCGATGCGCCCGACCAGCTTTGAACAGACGGTGGACGGCGTGCGGCAGTTCGTCGAGACGATCGGCGAAGCGCGCGACAAGGGTGAGCTTGAGGCGGATACGAGCGCGATCCTGGTCGTCGATTCGATCCGTAAGCTCGTACCCGATCGCCTGATTGAAAAGATCGCGAAGGAGGGTGCTGGAGGCAAGAATGGCAGCGTCGACGGTATGGGCGGACGCGCGGCGATGTACAAGGCGGCGCTTCAATCCCAGTGGCTCGACGAACTCGTGCCTCTCCTCGCGAAGACTGGGACTGCGATGGTGATCATCGCGCGCGAAGCGGACGACCCGAATGCGAGTGCGCGCGACCATCAATTCGATGCGGCGTGGAAGGTTCAGGGTAGCAAGAGCCTGATCTACGACGCTTCACTGGTGATCCGCATCACGCGTGACGGATGGATTCGCGAGGGGTCGCGTGAGGAAGGCGTCATCGTGGGCGAGCGGCATCGGGCGCGTGTGTGGAAAACCAAGGTCGGTGGCAAAGACAACCGCCACGTCGATGCGTATTTTCACACAGCAAACGGCGTCGATGGGCATGTGGGGTTCGATCGTGTTCGTGACGTGATCGAAGTCGCGAAAGACTTCGGCATCGTCGAACAAAAAGGCGCGTGGTTGTCGTACGGCGACAAGAAGTGGCAGGGCGACCGAAAGGTGATTGACGCGCTACGAGCGGATCCGGGGATGCTCGGAGAGGTGGAGACGGCGGCGCGGGCGATGTTCAACGACAAGCCGTTGGACGAGGTCGAAGAAGACGCCTGAACGACAACGACCACCCTCGACTGCTCGGGGGTGGTCTTTGACTTGATCGGATGAAAGTACGATGAACAAGCGTGGAGTCAAAAAGCCGGCCAACGTGACGTTGGAGCATGTACCGGTCGATAAGCTCGTGGCGTATGCGCGCAACAGCAGGACGCATTCGCCAAAGCAGGTCGATCAGATTGCAAAGAGCATCGAGACGTTCGGGTTCTTGAATCCGGTGCTGATCACGGCGACGGATGAGATCATTGCAGGACACGGTCGCGTCATGGCTGCGAAGCAGTTGGAACGTGAGACGGTGCCCTGCATTCGAGTGGAGCACCTGACCGAGTCACAGCGGCGGGCGTACATCATCGCGGATAACAAACTCGCGATGAACTCGGACTGGGACGAGAGTCGACTGGCTGCGGAACTCGGTGAGCTTCGTTCCGAGATTGATCTATCGCTGCTCGGATTCACGGATTCCGAGATCGACGAGATCACTGATCTGCTGAACGATGCGGAACTGGAGCGGAGCGAAGAAGAGTCGCGGACGTTGCCGGCGGCGATCCAACTCGAACCGGCGCGGGAATACGCAGTCATCATGTGCGAGACGGCGGAGGAGTGGGAGGCGCTGAAGGTGGCGCTGAAGCTGACGCCGGTTCGGCGCGGCGGGTATCGCGAGGGGTCGCCGTTCGATGCGGTGGGAACGCAGCGCGTGGTCAAGGCGGCGTCGGTGCTGGAGTTGATCAAATGATCATCGCGGTGCCGAGCAAAGGGAGGGCGGGGAACGTTCGTACGTTGAAACTGTTGCCGAACGCGACGCTGTTCGTGCCCGCGCTGGAGGCGGACAGCTATCGGGTTGGTGGTGCGGCGAATGTTGTGGCGGTCCCGGATACGGTTCGCGGCATTACGCGGACGCGTAACTGGATCCTGGACAACGTTGACGATCGACACGTCGTCATGATCGACGACGACTTGAAGATCGCCGGTTACATGAAGCTGTACGAGCACAACGCGAAGCAGAAGAAATTGACGGGTGATCAATGGATGGCGGAGTTCGCCAAGCTGTTCGAGATCACGGAGCAACTTCGCTATCGGATCTGGGGAGTCTCGACGGATGGCGCGCTACGGTCGGTCTATACGTATCGACCGTTCCTTTGGCGCTCCTACGTGACGGCGTCGTGCATGGGCATTATCAACGACGGGCGCACGCGGTTCGATGAGTCGTTTCCGGTGAAGGAGGACTACGAGCTGAACCTCCGGTGCATCAAGGAAGACGGCGGGATCGTTGCGGCGCGGTACTTGTACTGGACGAACCATCACTGGTCGACGGATGGCGGCTGTAAGGACTATCGAACGGTGCGCATGGAGCGTGAGTGCATCGCGCGACTCAAGCGGATGTATCCAGGCATGATCACGGTTACGAAGCGCGCCAACGCCGAGTTCTGCATCGCGGTGACGGCGTGAGCGGAAAGACGAAGAAGGTCCGGCAGGCGATCGCGCGGCTCAAGGGCATTCGCGACGAACTGCAATCGATTCTCGACGCGTTGGAGGAGGACGACGCGAAGCCGGTTTCGACCGGCTTCGTCGTCGTTCTCGAAGACTCGCCGTACCGCGTCACATCCTGGTCGAAGTCGATTTGGAAGAACCGCGACAGCGATCAGCGCAACTGGAGCGGCATTGACGCCTTTGGATTGCCGCACGTATTCGCGACCACCGAGGATGCGCAGCTGTGCGTTCGCGCGTGGCACGAAGTGACCGACAACGAGGGCGAGCCGCGCCAAAAGCTCCGCGTAATCCCGTACGATCCCGCCGCATGGAACCATTTGTAAGGATTGCTGAGCTAGAGGCAGAGAACGAAGTTCTCCGGGGGCGCGTCGCGAGGATGCGCGCCTGGATTGAACGCGCAACCGAACTGATCGCCTTGCTCGGCGGTCAATCGACGTTCGACGCGCACAAGGCGCGCGTCATGGTCCGGGAGGGAATCAATGACACCGCACGAAGCTGAACAAGAGATTGCTCGTTTGAAGGACGAGTACCGGAAGGTCGCGGCGATGCTGCTCGGCGAGATCCGCCGCACCGCGATGCTCCAGCGCGCAAGGCTCGGGGATCACGGGCTCGATCATCAATGGATCAGGCGAATCCTTGCAGAGCAGGCGAAGCCGGCGCCGCAAGGCATTCCGATGTACGCGGCGGAGCAACTGATCATCGCGTGGGCGGTCGGCGACATTCAGACGTTGCAGGAGTGGTGGTCGAACATGTTGGAAAAAGCAGAGGCGGAGAATCAGGCGATGGAGATGGCTGACCAATGAACGCGCGCGTCATTCAGTTTGCGCAGGTCAAAACGTTGCGGGTGTGCCCGTGGTGCGACGCTCGACAGGAAACGAGCGATGACATGCCGGCGGTGCGGAAGTTCGACCGGCAGCACCTCGCGTGCCGCGCGAAGGCGAAGCCGGTCGATTACACGGCGCGAAAGTACAGGCGAGGGGCTGAATGAAGATCTTGATCACGAGCGACTGGCATCTCGACGCGGTGACGGTGGGCGTTCGCCGATACGACGATATCGCCGCGGCGGTGGATTGGACGAGGGCGCTGGCCGAGGAGCACATGGTCGACCTGTACGCGTTCCTGGGCGATCTCTGCGATCCGGACGCCAACAGGGCGCCGCTCTGCGTAGCGAAGGCGATTGAGACGGCGTGCAAGCTGACGGGCGCGTTTATCGCGAACCGATGGCTCGTCGGCAATCACGACGTGATCGAGGACGGTTCAGGTACGAGCACGATGACGCCCATCGCAGCGGCGGGAGAATGCCTGCGGGATCGACCGTCGTTCGAGATGTTTCCCATGTCGGAGCCGTACACCGGCGCGATGCTCGTCTGGCTGCCGTTCACGCCGCGCTGCGCGACGTACGATCCCGCGGCGTACGTTCGATCGCTCCCGAACGACGCCGAACGCGTGATCGTGTTCGGACACCTGAATGTGCCGGGAGTCGTTCCGGCGTCGGAAACGCATGAGATGCCGCGAGGGCGCGACGTGTGGTTTCCGACGGATGCTATTCGAGAGCACTTCGGCGGGCGCGCGCTCTGCTTTAACGGTCACTATCATTCGACGAACGACGGTAAGAAAGTCGGCGTTGGCATCCCTGGTACGTTGGCGCGGTTGACGTTCGGTGAGCAGGACAACACGCCTGGGTGTCTGCTCGTCGATCTCGACAAAGGGTCGGCGGAGTTCATTCCGTACCCGCACGCGCGCAAGCTCGTGACGGTCGGTCCGGAGGAAAAGCTCTGGGCGGTGAAGAAACTCAAGTTTGACGCGGATCCGTCGACCATCGTTCGACTTCAGCCCCCGGCGGATTGCTCGGATAGCAAGATCGATGAGGTGCGCGACTACCTTGCGTCTCGGGTGGCGGCGGTAAAGACGATGCCAGCGCCGAAAGGCGGCGTGGCCGTCGTGACGGAGAAGATTGAGAAGACGCCGCGAGTAAGTACGCGCGGCGTCATAGAGGAGTTGCTAACCGCGCCGATGACGGCGGATCGCGACAAAGTTCGCGCCATTGTCGAAGCGTCAATGAATGAGGCAGGACTATGACCCCGGTAGAATTGGCAAGCGCGCTTAGGCATGCGATGGCGACGCTCGACGACATCGCGCATGAGATGAATACGACCGGCACGGCGTGCGAGTGCTGCGGGATGATGCGTCGCGATAACTTCGATGACTGGCAAGCGCGGCAGGCGCTTGAGGGCGCGCATGGTCGTATCTCGAAGCTCTACGACAAACTGATGAACAACGAGTGGCAGGGGCGGCAGTTGGTCCCGGTCACGCCAGCAAGCGAGATGCGAGGAAAATAGGATGCACGTCACGGGGGTTTCGCTGAAGAACTGGCTGCGGTACGCGGGCGAGCACGACGTCGTGCTCGCCCCTTCCGTTTACGGGATCGTTGCGCGGCACGCGGGCGATGATCGGCGCTCAAATTGGGCGGGCAAGACGTCGTTCATTGAGGCGATCCGGTTCGCCTTGTACGGCGTGCATCGCTTTGCGCGCGAGGATGACTGGATCACGCGTGGCGTAGCGTTCGGACAGGTTGCGGTGACGTTGAGCAACGGGATCGTGATCACGCGCAGTCGGCGGCGTGGTCAGTCGACGCAGCTTGAATTGTCGAAGGACGGACAGGTGCTGGCGCGGCAGGACGGGGCGCAGAGCGAAATCGATGCGTTGATCGGGCTCTCGCGGGAGGACTTCGACACGACGTGCTGGATCGGGCAAAAGCAGCTTTCGCGCCTGATTCTCGCTCGCTCGGCGGAGCGCTTCGAGCTTGTGTCATCCTGGCTAGGGCTTGAAAAGCTACAGAAGGCGGAGGAGTCGGCAAAGGCGGCGTACGCAGCGGATCGCGCCCGTTCGTCGCAGATCGCTTCGACGCAGAAGATCCTGACGGACCGCTGGTCGCAGATGATTCTCCGCGCGGGGATCCCGAACATGGAGACGGCGACGGCGGAGGAGTTCGGCGCGGCAATCGAGCGGGAGATCGCGGAGCTGCGCGCCGAGATCGAGCAAACGCGCGGTGACGTGTCGCGGCTGCTCAAGGCGGTTCGGGCGCGGGAGGCGGTCGAAGCGAGCAAGAAGCACCGGGCGCAGCTCGCCACGGACTTCGCTCGCGTGTCGGAGGAGGGCAAAGAACTCTCGGCGGCGGTAAAGACGGCGGCGACGGAGCCGATCGACGTGGACGCTGCCGACGAAGCTCTGCGGGAGAAGTCGGCGATCGTGGCGCTTACGGGCGAAGCGCTCAAGTCGGCGCGCTCGCTCGTGCGCGGGGCGTTCGATGGGCGGTGTCCGGTCGCGGGGATCTCGTGCCCGGCAAAAGAGCAGATCAACGCCGACGGCCAGAAGAACACGGATCACTACGACAAAGCGAAAGAGGCTTACGAGGAGGCGTGGAAAGTAGAAGCGGACGCGCGTGCGAATCTCCGGACCGAGCGATCAAAAGCCGATCGGCTACGGCAGAGCACCGATCGGCTCCGCGACTTGCGCGCTCGGGCAAAGGAGCTGAAGGCTCGCCTCGATAGCGAGCCGGAACAGGCCCTAGAAGGCATCGACGCCGCCGAAACGGGCGACGGGGCGCTCGCGCGCCTGAATGACCTTCTCGCGGCGGCTACGGCCCGAGAAGAGGCGCTGACCGCGGCGCTCAAGCAGGCGAAGGAAACGGACTTCGCTCTGAAGCACGAAGCCGAGATGGCGGACAAGGCGAACGCGGCTCTACTGGCGTCGCAGGCGGCGGTGCGAATCCTCGGGCGGCAAGGAGCGCAGCGGGTGATCGCGGAGGCGGCGCTCACGGAGATTGAAGCGGGGGCGAACGATATGCTCAAGGCGGCGGGGATCGATCTCGCGGTCAAGCTGCTGTGGGCTCGCGAAGGGTCGGGGCTCGCGTCGATGTGTTCCGAGTGCGGAACCGCGTTTCCGACGTCCGCGCGCGTCAAAGCGTGCGGGCGGTGCGGCGCGGAGCGCGGGCAGAAGGTTATTGAACGGCTGGACGTTGAGCTAAGCGACCGCAGCGGCGCCGCGGAAGACCTCGCGGGAGCGGCGCTCCAGCTAGCGGCGACGGCGTGGCTTCGCCGAGAACGTGATGTGCAGTGGAGCGTGGCGCTGATTGACGAGCCATTTGGCGCACTCGACGAAGCGAATCGGCGAGCGTTTGCGACGCACCTCACGGCGATGCTCCGAGGCGCTTACGGTTTCGAGCAGGCGTTCATCGTCGCGCACCATCCCGACGTAACCGACGCGCTCCCCGATCGCGTCATAGTCCGAGCGAACCCAACTGGGAGTTCACTGGAGGTAGCGTGAAGAGGCGACTTTTGCTGCCAACGAACGGCACGCGCGAAAGCGAAGAAGCCGCGGAAGCGGTCGCGCCGAAGGCGCCGGCGATGCGACAAGCGATCGTGCGGCTACTTCGCGAGCGACCGTGGCTTACCTGCGCAGATATCGAAAGCGCGCTCAGGTTGAAGCACCAAACGGTGTCGGCGCGGCTCTGGGAACTCTCTAACGAGAGACGCGTCACATACGAATCGCGGCGCGGAACGAATGGTCGGCTGGTCCGGCACTACTCTGCTTTGGATAAGGGGGCTCCGTGAAATACCGAATCATGTACGCGACGGTGACTGAGATCGAAGTCGATATCGAAACCGACAAGACGCCGGACGAGCTTCGTCGGCTCGATGGCGAGTCGTGCACTCCGCAGTGGGCGATCCTCGCTCGGGCGCAGATCGGAAGCGGCAAGGCGTCGATGCGCGTCCTGGACAGCTACGTCGACCTGGAGGCGATCCAGGCGCTCGACGAACCGATGGGTGAGACGTCGTGAAGCCGTGGAAGGCGCAGCCCTGGAAAAGGCCGATCTTCCGGCGATACCGGCTCGGCAACATGCGCTGGGCGATGATCAACGACGTCGCGGTGAAGATCGCGGAAACGACGATTGAGATGCTGCACGCGGAGCGGACGACCGCGTCGTATAGCGTGCTGGTCGGGAAGAAGGAAACCGCCGACCGGGACAAGCTCGCGCTGCACGTTCAGATGCACGAGTTCGCGATCCGCGAGCTGAAGGCAAGAATCGCCCTGGATCAACTGATTCGGGAATACGAGGGGTTGAGCGATGGTGGCGAAGAAGGAACCGTTTGAGACGCGCGACGTTTGGCTGACTCGCGGCGAGGGTGACGGATGGATCGGGATTAGCCCTTTCGTGCATCCGAAGTGTACGAAGTGCGGGACGACGCTTCGGCCCACGCTGACGTTCTCGACCGACAATGGCGTCGTGGACCAGCGGAACTGGTGCGTCGACTGCACGCGCGTCGCGCTGGTCGACATGGCGGCGCTGGTCTACGAGCGCGACGCGGCGAGGGAAGAGGCGACGCGGCTAACGCGGGAGCGCGACGAGGCTAAAAACGAACTTGAACATTACTTACGCCCAGCTTCCGTAACGGAAAGCGTTCGTTCGGCGGCGAAGCGCCGAATGGTTCTCGACGGCGCCGACGCGCAGGCGCTCGAAAACGCAATTACACTCACGGAGCGTGAGCGCGACGAAGCGCGCGCCGAGGTGGAGCGGTTGCGGGAACTGCTCGATGAAAACGCATACGAGCGTGGACTGCTGGCTCGTCGCATGACCGAAGCGCAGATCCGACGCGATGAACTTGGCGCCGAGGTGGAGCGATTGACGGCAGAAGTTGAGATGCTTCGCGGTGTAGGCTGTTGCGAGTCTGACAAGCTCAATGAGCCACCCTCCGGCCCGTGCGGCGTGTGCCGCAAATGCGCATATCGCCGAGGATCGGAGGCCATGCGCGAGGCGTGTGCGCGCGTGGCGGATGCGCACTGCGTTCCTGGCACGCGCGACGTGATCCGCGCTCTACCGATTCCGGGGGATTCATGAAACTGACGAGAACCAAGATGATCGTGCGCCTTCACATCGTGGAGGCGGGAACGAACGAAAAGCGCATCATGACGGCGCAGGTCATGGTGCCGGACGAGTGGCGGCACGAGATGCCGAGCCTTCAATGCGTCGGCATCGAATACTTGCAGCCCGAACCGCTGGCGGAAGGCGAGCGGTGGGGACGATCGGGCGATCAGAAGGACGATGTGTAAATGTGGAAGTACAACCCGAACGCGACGAAGCGCCAGCAGGCGTATCGCACGCACTGGTTTGATCGCGACGGCGGACGAAGCATCTGCGGTCGCGTGATCAACAGCGAGGACTGGATCGAGGACGTCGCCGGCGGCTACCAGGACTGCGAGCGGTGCCAGCTCCAACTGGAGAAGACTTACGATGGATCGTCCAACCTGGACTAGCGTGTGGATGCGGATCGCTCGCGTGATCGCGGAGCGAAGCGTTGATCCGAGGCTCAAGGTCGGGTGCGTGATCGTCGATGCGGACAACCGGTCGATGCTCGGGCTCGGCTACAACGGCGACGAGATCGGCGGCAAGCACGCGGTCGACAGCCTGGAGCCGGGGCAGAGCGGCTTCGTGCACGCGGAAGTCAACGCGCTGATCAAGACGCGTGAAACGCAAGGCGCGACGGTCTACGTGACGCACTCGCCTTGCGTCGTGTGCGCTCGGGCGCTGGTCAACGCACGCGTCGCTCGCGTCATATACGGGGTGGGCTACCGCGACACGCGCGGGATTGAGATCCTGGCGCGCGCGGGCATCACCGTCGAAGAGGCAACGTGAACAAGAGTTTTTGGTACATGGTTTTTTTGGATTACGGGATGCCGATCTTCGGCGTGTGGCTGCTCAGCGATTACCCGCGCGTGTTGTTCTATCTGGCGATCGTCAACGCAAACTTGCTTGATCGCCGCTTGCGCGTGGTCGAAGCGAAAACGCGATGAGGCAGTTTGCCGTCTACAGCGCAGGGCAGCGCGTCGGGTGGCTTACGCTCCGTTTGCAGTATTGGAAACCGAAGCGGGCGGGCGTGACGGGCGAGCGATGGATCGCATTCTGCAAGTGTGGACTAACGCACGACGTGTCGCGCGAGTCGCTGCTTAGCGGGCGGGTGCGCGCTTGTTTGCGTTGCGCGAAGGCGTATCGTGCGCAGGAAGACGAGGGGATCCGATGACGAACGGAAGGCAAAAGGGAAGCGTCGGTGAGCGGGAAGTCGCGCGCCTGATTCAGCAGTGGTGGGCGACCGTCGACGCGAAAGCGAAGTTCGTGCGAACGCCGCTCAGCGGGGGGTGGGGAACGGCGCAGGTTCGTTCCGACTTCCGCGCGAGCGGCGACTTGATGACGACGTCGTTCAGCTTCCCTTGGTGCGTCGAGATCAAGCGACGCGAGGGCTGGAAGCTCGGCAACGTGATCGGCGGCGAGAAGTCGCCGGTGTGGGGCTGGTGGGCGCAGACGTGGACGGCGGCGCAGGAAGCCGGCGCGGACCCGATGCTCTGGTTCAGGAAGAACAACGAACCCTGGTACGTCATGCTGCACGCGCTGGCGGACGGGACGAAACCCGTCGTCAAAAACGTCTCGTACAGCCGCGTCTATCGCCCTGATGGCGAGCACGTCATCGTGACGCGGGCTGCGGATCTGCTCGGGATCAACGCGGGGCTGTTCTCGACGTCGAAGGGTAAGCCGTGAAGGAAGCGCGTGACGAGGAGGAGAAGGCGGCGGGTACGTATTACGAAGGGCCTGAACCGCCTAGTCGATACGCGCAAAGTGTCGTGTTCTTCGCAGCGACGCATCCGGGGGCAACTGTGGAGGAGTGGGCGGCGTTTACGTTGACGCTCGCGCAGCGGTGTTATCGAGAGGGCTATACGCGCGGGAAGGAATGGCGCGAACGGGATCTCGATTCGGTCATGGCTGCGACGGAAGACGTGGCCGCGCACGACTGGGAATGGAACTCGCCGCAGATCCCGACGAGCGAGGAACTCGCGGCGCGCGTCGAAGGCTCGTTGCTTGAGGATATGCCCGACGAAGAGGCTCGCGTTCGCTACCTCGACGCGATCGGGCGTCTCACAGGCACATTCCGGGTTGTGGTTTCAAGATAGTTTTTGCTTGGCGGCGCGTCATAGTCGCGCGCATGGAACCATTGACTACCTGGACGTTCGCGATGCTACTGGCCCTGGCGCCGGCATCGCAGCGCATGAAGAAGTACGAGACGGAGGCGGAGTACACGCGCCGCGTGCAAACGATCGCCGATGACATGGTCGCAGTCATTGAGGCGGCGGAACCCCTTCCGGGCATGACGAAGCAGGAGACGTTGGCGCTCGTGATGGTGACGGCAAACGCGGAGAGCAGCGGCTTCCGGTACGACATCGACCACGGATTGCCGGGAGGGATTGGCGACCACGGGCAGAGCTATTGCGTCATGCAGGTGCGTGCGCGGTCCGGCTTCGTTCGCACGCACGATCCGGTTGCGCGGCAGTGGAAGGGTGCGGACCTGATCGCGGACCGGCGCAAGTGCCTGACAGCGGGGCTCGCGTTGCTCCGCGACTCTATGATGTGGTGCGCGGGGAAGGGCGCGAAGGGCGCGACGTTGATCAGCGCGTACACGGTCGGGAAGTGCCGACCGGAGCCGGTGGCAACGGCGCGATGGAATCAGGCGCGCTCGCGGCGATTCGTGCCGAGCGCGTCATTGAAGCTGGCGAGGAACCCATGACTCCAACCGCATTCAACAACGCCATCGTTTCGGTCGTCTCCGCCTACGCGGAGGTGCTCCAGCAGCTTGCCGCGGAGAACGAACTTCTGAGAAAGGCGGCGAAGCAGGCGATCCCGCCCGACATGATGCTGGTGACAAAGAAGAAGTACGGGAAGCTGCGCGATATGGTTACGACCATCTCGAAGCGGGGCGCGAACCGGAAGCAAGACGCGTCCGTCTATCTTGCCGAACTTGAAGTGCTTTACGAGCAGGCGATGGCGCTCGTGCACGAGACGGAGAACCCTTGAATTGGTGCGAAGAGGACGGGCGCTCTGGTTGGCGCGAAACAGGCGCGGTCAGCACGAGTAACTTCGCGGCGTGGGACTTCTGGACCAAGGCGGCGCGGCTCGTGTGCGCGGTCGAGGGTCGCCATGCGGATTACGTAAGCGCGTTGACCGATGGCGTGCTCGACGTGGGGCCGTTGGCGATCCCGCTCGACGTGCGCGCGGCGACGATGCGGCATCAGACAGCGGGCGGCGCGTCGATACTTGGCGAGATACCGATACACGCGTGGCGTGAGGCGATGGGGTTGGAGTGTGCGCAGACGAGCGTTGGCTTTACTCGCGCGCGTGAGGATGGGGGGCCGGTGTTCACAATCGGTGTGACGCCGATCGTAGGCGACGAGTTGCGCCACGTATTCTTGGGCGGCAGCGATGGCGTGACGTGGACGGAACAGCAGCGAACGTTGAGCGGGCAGTGGGTGGCTGCGATTTCGCGATTGCTGCGGCACGAGGGTGCGCGTGGGAAATTGCTCGTGGGAATCGGCGACGCGTTGAAACTCCATGTGTTCGGGACGCCTGCGCACATGCGGGTGATGCAGTTGGTCGCGAGCAGGCAGTACCGCGCGGTGGGCGTCTACCTTGCGTTGGCAGTCAACGCGGACGCGGCGGCGTTGCGCGTGGCGAACTTTGCGGGCTGGGATGCGGGCCGTATGATGGAAGCGGCGGCGATGGCGGGTCCGTGGCCGGAGACGTTTGCAGTGCGGATCCCGCGCATTCGCGCGGCACTAGAGCGAGAGGGTTGGTAATGTCGGGGCGGCACAACGGCGGTGGAGAACCGAACAAGCGCGGCGAGAGTCGCATCGTGACGATGGAACAGCGCAGGGAGCGACTGGACCTGATCGAACAACTGATGGTGCGCGGAGTCGGTGCGACGAAGATCGAGAAGGCGTGTGCCGAGAAGTTCGGGATGCCGCGCAGCACGGTGTTGAAGTACATGGAGAGGCTGCGCGAGCAGTGGGCAGAAGAGGAACGCGTTACACGCCCGACCAATAAAGCGACGGCGCAGCGGCGGCTCTACCAACACATTCAGAAGGCGCGCGAGGCGGATAACTGGGCGGCGGTTGCGTCGTTGGAGCGCCTGCTGTCGGATATCCAAGGCACGAAGGAGGCAACGGAGGTGAACGTGAACCTCGAAGCCATGTCGCGAGAAGCGACGCTGCACGTCATCGCGAACATCACGCCGGAGATGCGTGAGAAGATCCTGGGTGAGCAGCGGCGGCTTCGAGAGCTGGCGGCGAAGATCGATACGAGCGCGATGATTCCCGTGGTGACGCCGGAAGAAGTGCTCGCACCGAGCGAATCTTCAGAGGACGAATAAAAAACACCGCGCTGGTCGATTTCGACTGGCGCGGTTTTGGGTTTTGGTTTACGTTCTGCATGTGGGTTCGACGAGCCCCGAAGGAAAAGGCAGAGAACGATGGCGAAGAAGAACGAAATCCGAGAAATGAACGGCTTCCAGGTCGGCGAGATCGTTCGCGGCCCCGTGGTCGGTGTCTTCAAGATCGTCGAATTCGCGGAGATGGCTGGGGAGATGCGGGCGATGCTGCGCCTCGCGGCGATCGTGAATGGCGAGGTGATCGTGAGCCGCGCGAAGTCGGCGCTGCTGCCCTCGGAGCTTCGCAAGCTCGCGTGAGGCGATAAAAAATCTCAAACTCGCGTCGATTTTTACTGGTGCGGGTTTGGGTTTCGGTTTATGGTCTGCTCATCGGTCAATGACCGACAACGAGGAGAACGACAATGGGACGGATGATCAACTTTCAGGAATACCTCGCGATCAACCACGTCGCTTCTGGTCCCGTGGTCGTGGACAACAACTACGGCGTACCGTGCCACAAGTGCGGCATCCGTATTAACCGCAGCGCGATCTGGCGGCACCTTCGCGCGGGCAAGCCCGGCGGGTGCGCGTATGTCTCGCCCGAGGAGGCGCGTGGTTACGTTGCCGGTGTCGCGTGTCAGCCCGCGGACGAGCCGGCGGGCGACCGGTCGGCGGTGCTCCAGTGGCGCAAGGGCTACAAGCGCGGGAAGGAAGATCGTATGCAGATGCTTCGACTCGGGAAGCGGGAAGCTCTCGTGAGCGTTTACGCGCGCTGCAAAGCGGCCCTTGGGTGCTGATCGCGAAGAACTCCTCTCGGAAAAAAAACGAGAGGGGTTCGATTTTGACTAGCGTGGGTTCGGGTTTCGGTTTATGATGACTGTGTTGGGTCAATGAGCCCACGAAGAGAGAGGCAGAAGACGATGAACAACGAACTCAATTCCCGTGCGTTCAACGCGTGGTCACTCCTCGCGGAGTTCCACTTCAGCGCGGAACAGGTCCGGATGATCGTGCAGGCGGTGGCGCACTTGTCGTTCGAACAGCAGGTGAAACTGGCGGTGGCGCTCTACGACATCGGGATGCGTGCGGAGTTCCTTCACGAAGAGGAGCGGTCGCTCGCGAAGCGGGTGGCGTATCTGGCGAGCAAGCAGGGGTCGATCGCGAACGACATCGCGGCGATTCAGTCGATCGCGAAGTCGATCGAGGATCTTCGTGCGCGATACAAGGCGGCGAGCGAGAAGTTTCATCAAATGGCGAATTTCGCCGAGGTGAAACTTGCTCCCGAAATGTTCCCCGCGGACTTCGGTCGGATCTGAGCGGGGGCGCCATGTTCATCGCGGATTGCTGCCACGGGTGGATCAATCTCGGCCTTTGCGCCCTCGCGGCGTACGCGGGCCATCGCTTTCAAATGTTCGTGAACCCGGAGAATTGAGATGAGAACGACGATGCACAAGGACGGTTCGATCACGTATTGGAGCGTCCACCGCCAGCAGTGGGTTCGCCGCTCGCGCGGTGTCGACTTCGCGGATCTCGTCGCGATGCCCGAAAAGCTGCGCCTGCGCGTGCAGCGTCATATCGCACGACACACCCTCAAGGAGTGCGCGCCGTGAGCCTTCGAATCGCGCTTTGGGTCGATCGTGTGAGCGATCCAACCGACCCGGTGTGGATCGTTTCGCTGGAGGACGACGATAGCAGCGAGACGCTGCGCGTCTGCCCGTTCAATGAGGCGGGCGAGCGTACGGCGCGCAAGGTCGCGAAGCAGGCGGCGACCCGTCGCGGGATCCCGCTTCAGGTGGAGTCGTGAAGGCGTTCCGGCTCTCGCAGGCGGTCGTCGATCACATTGCCGAAGACTTCGATCCGGCTGACGACGTGGTCGGCGACGAGGAGTACCTGCAACGTGCGCGGGTGCTTCGCGCGCTCATCGCGGGCGAAGCGGTGGAGCGGGCATCCGCGGTTCGCGCGCTCCACGAAGCGGCGAACGCGTGCGACGATCGGCTCGTCGAAGGGAAGCTCGACGGGTACGAGCGGCAGCACCAAGCGCGAATGCGCGATGCTCTCACTGCGGCGGCGTATCGGTACGCGGCGCGGTAATCACTCGACAACTCGGCGTTCCTGCATCCACGTCCACAACGATGCGCCCCAAAAGGCGTAGCCCTCGGGGGTCGCGTGGATGCCGTCATTTTGGCGCGCGATCACGATGCGCGTGGAGTCGAAGGCGATCGGCGACAGCATAACGGCGCGCTGGACGGCGTGCCGGACGGGATAGCGGACGGGAAGCGTCGGAGGGCTGATCCACACGAGCACGGCGTCGGCGTGGTTCGCGGCGGCTTGAAGTTCGCTGATCCTGGCGTCGATGTTTGCCGCGTCGCCGACAACTGCGTCGTTGGTTCCGAGGCTGACGAGCACGAGCGAAGGCTTGGTGCGCGCAAGGAGATTGCGCAAGACGGCGGGCCAGTGGACGACGCGCGAGCCGCGAACGGCGACCGTCGTCCACTCGTAACCGGCTCGCTCGGCGATGCGTTGAAGATGGGGACCAAAGCCTTCGGCGTGCGAGTCGCCGATCAATAGGATGCGCTCACCTCGACGAACGGCGGCGGCGTGGCAGTCAAACTCAAGTTCCGCGGAAGTTTTGCGAGAGGTCGACGCGAGTAGGGAGAGGGCGAGCAGAAGCGAGCGCATCGCGCTACGCTGCACGCATGACCGTCGACGAGCAAGTCATCGACGGGGGGCCATGGACCTGCGACGATGCGGGCACCTGCAAGCGCTTACTTTTCCGTATGTATTGGCAGCCGGTGGACGAGGCCGGCAACGTGGTGGAAAACGAGTGGGAGCACTCACAGGCGCGCGCGCGACGGGAGGCGATCGCGAAGCCGAAGCAGACCGAGAAGAGGCCCGAAGTGAAGATCGAACAGGTTGAGGAAGCGCACGCGGCACCCGCACACGAAACGCGCGCGCAAGTTCCCGACGCACCGGCGGCGGCGCCGGTAGCACAGATCGCCGTTCCATCCCCTGCAACGGCGGCGCACGAGGTTGCAGGGCTGATGCCCGCTGGAGGGGCGGCGAACGGCATCACAGTCGTTCTCGCCGCGATCGCCGTGCTCGGTGGTGGGGCTGGGTGGAAGTTCTATTCGCAATGGGCGAAGCAGAAGCACGAGGAACGGATGGCCGAGATCGAGCGCGGCGCGCGCGTCGACGACGATGGCAAGAAGCGTTGCGAGGGGCACGCACAAGAAAGTCGCGTGGCAGTCGCGAACGTCGACGCGAAGGTCGAAGCGTTGACTCAGCGCATCGCATCGCTGGAGGCGCGTAACTCGGACACGGCGGCAATCTCGTTTGGAGAGAACGTCGAGGACCGACTCGTGAAGATTGAAAAGGCGTTGAAGGCTGCAAAGCGACGTGCGACGACGGCGCGATGACTCGCGAGCGCCTGCTGACGATTGCACTGGTGATCGGCGCCGTCGCTCTGGGCGGCGCCGTTTGGTTTCAGCGTCGAGAGATCCGCCGGCTCCGCGCCGACGTCGAGCAGAAGGACGGAGAGATTCGGCGTCTCGGTGCCGGCATCGTCGTCGTGCGCGAAGTGAAGGGCGATCCGGCGACGGTGCTCGTGGCCGCGGAGCGCGCTGGGTTCGATGTTGCCACGCTCAGGGCAGACTTGGATGATCACGGAATGGTGCTCAGGGGGGTCTTAAACGCGTCCGCGAGCACGCAAGGTGGCGTGACCCCACCACACGAAGGAAAGCCCCTCGGCGGGTCGGCTACGGGCTCGCAAACGAGCATCGAGGAACGCGCGGGTGACGGCGTCGTGCCGTGGGGCCGAGCGGTGTACGATCCTGCGCAGGCGAAACCGTGGACGGTGGAGCAGTACCCGAGGACGTACTCCGCGGGCGTCGCGCTCGCGGAGCGGGAAGACGGATCGCAGTTCGCTTACGTGACGATGGGGATCGAGTCGCAGGGCTCGCGCGTGAAGCTGGAGCCCTCGGCTGTTGAGCTGACGACGACGCCGGAGCCCTCGCGCTGGCGATGGGGCGCGTGGCCGTTGCTGACGCTAGACGCCGGTTTACGGGCAGGTTCGTTCGAGTGGTTTCCGGGCGTGGCAGTCGCGTTCGCGACGCGAGGAACGCGCGCTGGAGCGCCGGAATGGACCTTCCTCGCGGCGGGGCTCGCGTACGGAATCGAAGGGCGCCGCGCGGCGTTGTCGTTCGCGCCGGTGAGTTACACGCTCCGCGATCTTCTCCCGGTACGAAGCACGAGCGTCGGCCCGGCAATCTTCGTCGACGAACGCGCGGAACTCACGTACGCGGTCGGCTTGCGCGTGGTTTTCTGAGAGGATTCGCGCGAGAAAAAAAAAAACGACACGGTGTGTCGATTCTCACTGGCGCGGTTTTGGGTTTTGGTTTACGGTGACTGTGTTGGGTCAATGAGCCCACAAGGAGAGAGGCAGAAGACAATGGCGATGTTCAAAGTTCTCTACGCGAAGAAAATCGATCTTCCTCGTCGGGCGCCCGTCGTTTTTGACTCGTGGTTCGATACCATCGGCGACGTCGAGGCGAATTCCACCGAAGGCGTGTTCGAGTACATGAACACCGAAGGGCCTAGCAAGTTCAACGTGCGATCGATGATGGTCGGCGACGTCGTGATCGCTGACGATGGCGCGTGGCGTTGCGAGCCGGCTGGTTGGTGTCTGGTCGATATCCTGAGCACCGCCGAGCTGATTCCTCGGTTCGTAGGAAAAACCGCCTGATCGGCGCGTCGGGATTCTCAGAGAAAAAAAAACGAACCCGCGTCGATTTCGACTGGCGCGGGTTCGGGTTTCGGTTTATGGTCTGCATGTGGGTTCGATGAGCCCCAAGGAAAGGCAGAAGACGATGAAGATCAGCAAAGCAGAACTCGCCGTTGTCCGTAAGATCGCCGCCGCCATGAAGGCGAAAGACGCGGTGGCGGCTGAGAAGCTGCTCCGGTCGCTTCGCCCCGAGATCCTGCCGGAACTGGCGGCGGTGATCCGGGAAATGATGGCGTGAATTGCTCAACGAAAGGGAGACGAAAATGGCTCGTGATCTTGCAGTCGAGTTTGGTTCCTTCGCTGACGTGTGTGTGATCGTTCGCGCGTACAGCGATGCTGGGCGTCGCTTTCTGGCGCAGATGGCGGGTGTCGCGGCGGAGTACTACGCGCCCGTCGAGTCGATCGAATTGCGCAAGAGCGCGGCGCAGGACGTGTGGAATCGCGCGGTCGATGCCGGCTTGGTGATCGATTGCGTCGCGCGCTGACGGCGCGGGTGAGGCGGCGAAAAAAAAGACGCCGCCTCATTTTTTGACTAGCGCGGGTTCGGGTTTCGGTTTATGGTAGCTGCGTTGGGTCAATGAGCCCACGAAGAGAAAGGCAGACGACGATGAGCGAGCGCGAAATCAAGATGCTGGCTGTGATCGAAGCGGCGAAGGAACTGGCCGAGGCGCACCATGAGGCGTTCCTCGCCGCGCCGTCGCGAGAGAACCGCGACAAGGCGCGGAAGGCGTCGTACGCGGTCCTTGACTGGATCGCTCGATACCGCGCGGAGTTCCTTTCCCGCGGTTGAGCGGTGAAAAAAAAAAACGAGTGGCGTCGTTTTTTGACTGGCGCGGTTTTGGGTTTAGGGTTACGGTAGCTGTGTTGGGTCAATGAGCCCACGAAGAGAAAGGCAGACGACAATGGCGTACATCAATAGCGAGAAGGTTGCGCAGATCCGGGCGTCGCTGAAGAAGGCGCTTCCTGAGTACAAGTTTTCCGTCCGGAAGAACTCGGGGAACCACGGTGTGACCGTGTCGATCATGGCGGGGCCGAAGCGGTTCGCAGCAGCGGATCACTCGCAGCTGAATCACTACCGCATCGAGTGGTACGAAAACGCAGACGTGCTCGAAAAGATCGTGGATATCGCGAACGACGGCAACCACGACAACTCGGAACCGCAGTTCGACTACTTCGACGTTGGCTGGTACATTCACCTGGAGCAAGGGCGCTGGAACCAGCCCTACGTCATGCAGTGACGGTGAAGATCCCCCCTCGAAAAAAGCGATGGGGGATCTTTTTTTGCTGGTTCGGTTTCGGGTTTGGGTTTATGGTCTGCTCATCGGTGAACGACGCCGACAACGAGGAGAAAGAAAATGGCTCACGCAATCGAATCCTTCGCCGCTGAATCCGTCGCTGCCAAGCGTCCCGCGCAGTTGCGCGACAGCAACAACAAGCAGTTCATCGCGACCCGCTTCGACCGCATGTGCCAGTGCGGGCATCCCGCGAGCGTTCACTCGGCGAAGCAGATCGTGGTCGAGGGGCGCAAGATGCGTGAGTGCTTCTGTGCGGACTTCGATGAGTCGGTGGAGCCCTGCGAATGCGAACTCTTCAAGGCTGCGAAGAAGAAGGCGGCGTGATCGGGAAGCCCTCTCGAAAAAAAGCGAGGGGGCTCTTTTTTTACTGGCGAGGGTTCGGGTTTCGGGTTACGTTCTGCTCATCGATCAAGGGATCGACAACGAGAAGGAGACGACAATGAACGCGATGGTGACCATCCAACAGCTCTGCGGCGGCAACGGCAACCGGCTCGTGGCGATGATCGGCGCGCACTCGTTCTTGGCGGGGAAGAACGAACTCCACTTCCAATTCAAGGGATCCCGCGCGGCGAATCGGGTGAAGATCGAACTCAACGCGTTCGATCTCTACGATGTTACTTTCTTCGCGGGCCGTGGCGTCAACGTGCGCGAGGTGGAGCGGATCTCGAATGTTCCCGCTGAGAATCTTCGGCGCGTGTTCGTCGGTTTCACTGGACTCGACGTTTCGCTCTGATCCGAGGGGATCGGGGGTGGAAAAAAAAAACGAACCCACGTCGATTTCGACTGGCGTGGGTTCGGGTTTCGGTTTATGGTCTGCTCATCGGTCAACGGGCCGACAACGAAAAGGCAGAAGACAATGAAGATCGAACAGATTCCCGCGGAGATGAAGAAGGCGATCGCGAAGGACATGGCGGCGATTCGTGAGGCGTTCGAACTGGCGGAGGCGAGCTACGACGCGGAGCTGATGGCTCGCGCGGTGCGCGCGTACGGTCGGCTGTGCGACATGTGCGCGGAGTTCGGTCTGCCCTGCCCCGCTGTCATTTGCTGAAGGAGAACTGACATGAGACTGCCAAACGTCATCGCACTTTCGACTGTTGCAGATCTGCTGGACGCGTCTCGCTCGCGCCTCTCTTTCGAGGCGGTCAACGAGCTGGAGTGTCTTCCCGAGGCGTGGACTGTTCGCAAGGCGTGGTCCTCGTTGTCGCGCGATACGCGTGCAGCGATCCGCGCGTCGCAGGTAGTCGCGGGCTGATGCTGGAAGCCCTCTCGAAAAAACGAGGGGGCTCTTTTTTTTACTGGCGTGGTTTTGGGTTTCGGGTTACGTTCTGCATGTGGGTTCGATGAGCCCCAAGGAAAGGCAGAGAACGATGAACGCTCACGAGATCAAGATCGCCGAGGAAGCTTACGAGGGTGCGGGCGTGGAGGCGGCGCTGGTTGTGGCGCGCGGTGCGCTGCGTAGCGCGCGCGTCGCGGGTAAAGCGGCGAAGTCGGCGGCGGAACACGAGGTCGCGGCGCTGGCGTACAAGCGCGCGGTCGAAGCGATCGAAGCGGCGCGCGCGGCGATGTGGAGGGCGCTTTACGGGTGGTGTGTCGCGGTCGACGAATTGGAGCGCGCGGACGCGAACGATCGCGCGCGGCGGAGCCCCTACGCGGCGCTTGAGGCTGGCTTGGAGGCGGGGCTGAAGGAAGCGAACGAAGCGAACGGGATGCACGCGCTGGCGTACGTGCGCGCGATGCGTGCGTGATCGCGGATCCTCCTCTCTCGAAAACGCGAGGGGGGGATCGTTTTCTACTGGTTCGGTTACAGGTTTTGGGTTATGCTCATCGCGGTGGGTCGATGAACCCGAAAATGGAAAGGAAATGGCTATGAAAGACGCAATCGCGATCCGGATTGAACAGCGTGAGGCGGAGCTTGCCGCGTCGGCGTATCGCGCGGCGAACGTTGAGGAGATGCTTCGTGTTTCGCGCGAGAAGCTGCTCGAAGCGCGTCGCCTTGGAGACGTCGCAGATGGCGAGGAGAACTACGAAGCGTATGGTGCGGCGGCGCTCGCATACGACGAGGCGGCAGTGGCTATCGGGAAGGCGCGCCGTGCGCTCGGTGGGGCATACGTGAGCTGGAGCGATGCAGTCGCGAAGTGGGAACGCCCGGACGCGTACGACTTCGCGCCGCGGAATCCTTACGAGAAGATCGAAGCGGTACTTGAGGAGGAGCGGGAAGAAGTGAACGCAGGGCGGCGACTCTACTCGCTTCTGGCGATGTTCTGAGAATCCTGGCCGGATCCTCTCATCGAAAAAAAAAAGCGATGAGGGGATCTTTTTTTGCTGGTTCGGTTTCGGGTTTGGGTTTATGGTCTGCTCATCGGTCAACGGGCCGACAACGGGAAGGCAGAAGAAGATGAGCGCATTCGGGAAGGGTCAGATCGTCGTCGCGAAGTCGGCAGCGCAGGGGCTCGTGAAGGGTCGGAAGTACGTGGTGCTGGCTGTCCTGAACACCGTCGGCGGCTGGTATCTCTACGAGGTGCACGGGGTGGAGGGATCGAACAACTCGGTCCTCCGGATCGCCAACGCGCAGTTCGTCTTTTCTGAGGTGAAGTGATCGGGCGGGAACGCCTCGCGAGTGGATCGCGGGGCGTTCTTTTTCGCTTGATAGGTTTCGGGTTTCGGGTTATGGTTTCCGTATCGGACAAGGTTCCGACAACGAGGAGATGAGCGATGAACAACGAGGAAGTGCTTGAGGCGAACGCGGGCGAGATCGAGGCGGACGAGCGGCGCGCGGAGGAGATCGACGACGCGGAGTGTTACGGCGCGGAGCATTGGGGCTGAACGGCGCAAAAAAGCCCGCGGAGGGTATCCGCGGGCGTCGTTGCATTGTGGGTCAGGTCAAACGGGCTTCATCCACAGGTCGCCTTCGGCTTTGCGGCGCTTGGTGAGGCCGGGGAGGGCTTGGAGCTTTCCGCCGACGGTGGCCTTGTCCCACATGGCGAGACCGGCGGGAACCAGCTCCGGCTTACCGGCGCGGAGGTTTTTCATCGCGGTGGAGTCATTGAGCGGGCCGGAGCCGACGTTGTAAGTCCAGCTGACGAGGGCATCGAACTGGTTCTGATTGAGCGGCGGAAGGTTCGCGCGATGGATCGCCTTCTCGAAGCGAACGAGGTCTTTCGCGAGCAGTTCGCTGGCCTGGGCTTCGGTCAGCTCGGTAAACGTCTCGCCCTTCTCGACAACGTGGCCGTAGCCGATGGTCGGCTTACCGGCGGGGCAGAGGTAGACTTTCGGGACGAAGCCTTCGCAGTCTTTGATCAGCTTGAGGCCAGCGGCGCCGGTTTTGAGATGTTCGTTGCTCATGGTCGAATTTCCTCCGGGAAAAGCCAGGGTAACGAAAAAAAGTGATCAGGCGAGACAAAAACGGACGCGGAGCGCGTCATGGGGGAAGTCGTATCCCGAAGGGAACGGATGGGGGTGAGGAGCCGGGAGGGAAAGGACGGCAGGAAGCGTCGCCCAGTTGGGTACTGGGGAGGCAGAAAAGGGCTTGATGATAACTAGCCGTTAATACCGAGTGGCGCGCGAGGCAGGGACCGTGGAGAGAGCGAAGACGGGAAAGAAACGACGGGTGACGCGGACTCGACGGCAGTTGAGTGTGGGGGAGCGGTTCGGCGCGTTGGTTGTGGAGACGGTACGCCCGACGACGTTTCGATGTGACTGCGGGAAGGTCGTCGAGAAGCGGATGCCGTATGCGGTCTACACGAGCAAGCATCCTAGCTGCGGGTGTAAGCGAGTCGCGTACAAGAGCGAGAAGCGAACGAACTCGCCGAACTACGAGCTAGTCGGCTTGGCGAATGACGCAGACAAGGTCACGTACATGCGCTGGCGGGTGAGGTGTAGGAAGTGCGGAGCGGAACTCACTGTCTCGAATGGTCAGCTCTTGGTCAGTAGGAAGAACCGCTACGGGTGTCGAATCTGCCTCATGGGGTAGAAAGTCGAGTTCTAACCGATGACGTTGGGAAGATTGCTGCGGGGAATCAGGGAAGAGAGAGGGTGGACGCTGAGGCATGTCGCGAAACGCGCGGGATTGTCGCCGACGATCGTGTCGAGAGTGGAGACGGACCAGGATAGGATCGCGCCCGATACGCTCGAATCACTCCTGGTGACGATCGAAGCGAACGAGGAGCAGACCACGCGGGCGTTCTTTCTCGCAGGTAGGTTCCCGGACTCCGTGCTGGAACGCGCGCTGGCGTCAGAGGAGAACTTCGCGAGCGTCATCCGGTTCGTTCGTAGTCTCCCGATCCCGAACCCTTCCCGCTATCCGGCTCGATCTCCCTGAGCGTGTACCCGTATGCGGCGGTCTATCGTTCTCCGCGAGACGTTCGAGAGAGATGGTCTGACCCCCGTTCGCGGTACCCTCTGAGCGCCCCGGTCGTCGTATCGATGAACTCACTCGTACCCCATCGCTCACGACCCATTTTCAACCCCGTTCCACCCTCACGGTAGATGATTCGTACCGTCGAGTTTTCCAGCGAAATAATCGCAACGGATTGGCCTACGCTGGTCGCTTCGCGCGTCTCCTCAGCGGTCAGAAGGCCGATTGCCGGGCCGTGACCGGCCCTCCCCGAGCCTTTCGAGAGCCACCCTAGGGGTCGATGACCCCCGAGGCATCGACGCGTTAAAACGCCGTTTAGGAGGAAGTTGCTCCGAGGGGGATCGGTACGGTGTGAACCGAAACGGTCGTTTCGGGTCACGGAGGGGCGACTCGGGTGCTCGGAATTGGCCGACGTTACCCTTTACGTGGGGGCATGCCCTGGCTCGATCTTGCGGTCGTTTCCTCGCGGCTGACCGCGGCTGCGGGCCGCTGGGCGGCTCGCCGAGGCCGCTGGCACGCGAGGGGGGTGCAGGGGAAGTGACGGGGGGCGTGCAGGACAAGGGTACCCCAAACTCGTCGTGACAAATTTTTAGGTTAGGCGACTTGAAGGGATTCGGGTTTTGGGTTACGCACAAAGGAGTGGCCGAAGGTCGGTCGACGGAGGTGGAGAGGAATGAGCGCGAAGGTTGTCGGTGAGTGCGTCATGGGTGGAGTGGAGGTGTGTGATGCGAGTGTTTTTGACTCCGAGGGCGTTGGTTGGGGTTGGTGAGTGGGAGCGGGTGGGGGAAGCGATATTGTTCGGGTGTGAGGAGTATTTGATCGGGGGTGTGTCGTTCGTGGTGTGGAGCGAGGACGAGGGGTCGCGGGTATTGGGGGCGGTGTATGAGATCGACGCGGAGGGGGTTGAGGGGATTGATCGGCGGATGGTGGATCAGTCGAGGGAGGAGCGGACGGTGTTGATGGGAGGGGTGGCGGAATTCGCGGAGGTGTATGTGTTGCGGAATCGGGCGTTGTTGGCGGGATCGTGGGACGTGGAAAAGATGTCGATGAGCGGTCCGGGATGACGAATTCTACTTGATTGGGTTCGGGTTTCGGGATATGGTCTGCTTGTGGGTTCAAGGAGCCCCGAAGAAGGAGACGGGATCATGGGAAAGCGAATCAAGATTGACGGTGTGGTTTGTGAGGTTGTGAACGCGTATTCGAGCGGGCCGGGAGCGCCGGCGTTCGAGTACGACCTACGCGATGGGGGGTATGTGTATTGCGTGGGGCCGGAGTGGAAGTTGCAGATGAGGGGTCAGTTCGCGCGGGTGGTGAACGTCGAGATCATCGCGGAGTGATTTTCACTTGCGTGGTTTTGGGTTTCGGTTTATGGTTCCTGTATCGGACAACGATCCGACAACGAGGAGGTGAGTCGTGGGTGAGTGGAAGTTCAACAAGTGGGCGGATTGCTACGGGGCGTTGATCGAGGAGATCCCCGAAGTGGCGGCGGCGCGAGTGGCGGAGGTCTTCGGTCGCGGCGTGGAGATGAATCATAAGGATTACGGGGCGGAGTGGGTTTTCGAGGGGTGTGTCGAGGGGCGGCGGGTGAATTACCGCGTGTATGAGCGCGGGGGCGTCATGAGGTTCGGGGGGCCGCATGATCATTTCGGATTTGCGGCGTTCCGCGCGTGGTTTCTGGCGTGTGTTGCGTGATCGAAGGAGACGGACGATGGCGAAGAAGATTCTCAAGGAAGCGATGTACGCGGTGATTTACGTGCGCGTGAGCACGGATCAGCAGGCGAAGGAGGGGATCGGGCTCGACGCGCAGCTTGCGCGGTGCAAGGCGGTGGCGGAGGCGCGCGGGTTGATGGTCATCGATGATTTCCGAGACGAGGGAATCAGCGGCAAGGCGGAGATTCGGCTTCGGCCTGGTCTGCAAGCGGCGATCGCGAAGTGTAAGGAACGGAACGCGATCCTGATTAGTTATTCGGTGAGCCGTATTGCGCGTCGGCAGCGCCTTCTCTGGGATCTGCTCGATCCGGAGGGCGGGCACCGGCTGGCGTATATCTCGGCGACGGAGCCGTTTGATACGTCGACGCCGATGGGGCGCGCGATGCTCGGGATGATCGGGGTGTGGAGCCAGCTCGAAGCGGACCTCGTGAGCGAGCGGACGAAGGATGCGCTTGCTCAGGCGAAGGCGCGCGGGACGCGTCTCGGAGCGCCGTCGACGGCGTCGCTCGTTACGGAAAGCGCGGTTGCGCGGATCGACGCGTTGGCGGCGGAGGGGTTGTCGTTGCGGTTGATCGCGGACAAGTTGAACGCGGAGGGTGTCCCGACGGCGAAGGGGGTCGGGCAGTGGTGGCCGAAGACGGTGCGGTCCGTATTGGTTGATCTGCAAATCAAGCGGATTGCGGCGCTTCCGCGTCATGAAGAAAGCGAGGAACGATGAATATCTTTGCGCTCGATAGCGATCCGGTCCGCGCGGCGGAGTACATGTGTGACAAGCACGTCGTCAAGATGGCGCTGGAGACGGCGCAGCTACTCTGCACGGCGCTTGCGCAGCATGGGGCGGAGGAGTTGCCGTACAAGCCGACGCATCGGAACCACCCGTGCACGATCTGGGCGGCGGAGTCGCGCGCGAACTTTCTATGGCTCGCGGAGCACGGTGACGCGATTTGTCGCGAGTACAGCAAGCGGTACGGCGGGCGCGAGCATAAGTCGCGCGCGGTCATCGTACGGGCGGCGGAGCAGAGCGCGAAGATCCCGGAGCGTTCGTTGACGCGGTTCGCGCAGGCGATGCCGGATCAGTACAAGAACGCGGATCCGGTCGCGGCGTATCGGGCGTACTACATCGGGGACAAGGCGCGGTTCGCGTCGTGGCGCGCGCCGGCGGTGGTGCCGGATTGGTGGCGCGCGGAAGCGTGATAGGGTGCTGCTCCGGGTGGCATGAGATACCAAGATAGTGAAGGAAACGAGCTGACGCCGGAGCAGATTCAGGACGGCGTCGATCTCTTCGCGTGGGTGGAGGAGCAGGCGGAGTTGGCGAGGAAGGACGTGAAAACGTTCTTCCAGTTCGTCATGCGTCACGAGACGAAGAGGACGCCGCTCGATTGTATGCCGCATCAGCGGGTGCTGTTCGACTTCGTTGAGCAGTATCCGCGGTGTGTGATCCGGATGCCGGTCGGCACGAGCAAGACGTTCAGCATGGCGGCGTTGACGTTGCATCTCCTCGGGCGGGATCCGTCGTCGCGTGGCGCGATTGTGTCGGCGACGCAGGCGCAGGCGCAGAAGCCGTTGAGCATGGTGCGGGATACGATCGAGAACAGCGTCGAGTTGCGGCGGGTGTTTCCGAAGCTGCGGAAGTCGTCGCGCAAGACGGACTCGTGGGCGCAGAGCGAGATCACGGTGGATCGTCCGCCGGGTATCCGTGACCCGTCGCTGATCGCGGTGGGTATCGATGGCGCGATCGCAGGCGCGCGTCTCTCATGGATCGTCGTCGACGATATCCTCGACCGCGAGAATACGAGCACGGCGGCGGGCTTGCAGAAGGTCCACGATTGGTTCGACAGCTCGGTCCTTTCGCGTATCGATCCGGGGCACGGGCGAATCGTCGTCACGAACACGCCGTGGCATCCGGAAGATCTCACGTACAAGCTGGAATCGGCGGGGTGGCCGACGATCACGATCGACGTCCTCGGCAATATTCGACTCTCGAACTGCGACGACTTCGATACGGATGACATCGTACCGAGTGCGCGACCGGGAGAGATCTATCGGTTGGCGTCGCATGGCGAACCGACGAACTCGCGGGGCGAGGTGATCGACGAGACGGAGCCGCTGTGGGCGGGGCGTTATCCGTGGAGCGAGATCGAGGAGTTGAAGCGGACGCACCTCCCGCATCGATTCAATCAGCTCTATCTCTGCATCTGCCGAAGCGATGAAACGGCGCGGTGCAAGGTGGAGTGGGTCGAAACGTGTAAGGCGCAGGGGCGCGGGCTTACGTTGCTCTCCAGCTACCATGGCGACAATCCGACGATCACGGGCGTCGACCTCGCGGTGGGGCGAGGGTCGCAGTACGACCAGACGGCGCTATTCACGTTCGAGCAGCATCGAAACGGGAAGCGGCAGATCATCGACATCGAGTTCGGGCAGTGGGACGCGCCGACGATCGTGCAGAAGTTGATCCACAAGGCGCAGGTCTACAAGTCGATCGTCCGCGTGGAGAACAACGCGGCGCAGGACTACCTCGTGCAGTTTGCGCGGGCGGCGAACGCGTCGATCCCGATCAAGGCGCACGCGACGGGGCGCTCGAAGGCGCATCCGGAGTTCGGCGTCGAAGGCATCTTCATCGAGATTCAAAACGGCGCGTGGATCATCCCTTGCGATCCGGGTGGGCGATGCCATCCGGCGGTACAGCGCTGGATTGACGATTGTTTGTATTATCAAGCGGGTTCGCACGTCGGCGACGTGTTGATGGCGTCATGGTTTGCGCGTGAGCAGGCGCGCGATCTCGGGTTCAGCGCGGGGCGCGGTTCGTCGGGCGCGCAGAGCGTTGGTGCTCTGGCGTCGCAGCTCATGTCGCGTTAGCGTCGCAGGCGGAGGTTCCGCACATGAAAGATTTCGTCGTCATCCACGATCCGGCAGGGAAACTGTCGGAAGGCAAGGTTCTCACGGGCAACGCCGTCGCCGTCGCGAAGTCGCGCGGCGTCGTTCTTCTCCCGGTTGAGCCTGATCTGATTCCTCGATCCGCGTTCGCCGGATGGGCGAAGCGTTGCTACGGCGACGGCGAGCAGTTCGCGCAGTTGCAGTCCTCGCGTGGCTGCGCGCTCGCGCTTCACGCGCACCCGGACTTCCCGACGCTTCACTGGGCGGCGCGAATCGTTCCGTTCGCCCCGCACGTTGAGGGTTCGCTTCGCATCGCGAGCGACACGGCGCAGCTTCACTCGCTCGCGTGCGGCATCGCGCCCATCACGTCGCCTGTCGTGCTTGATACGCTCGGCGAGGAAGACGCGCAGGGTGGGTGGACGGTGTACGGCGCGGCCAAGGCGACGATTCCGGGCGATGCGTACATCGCAGTGCAGCTTTACGGCATGATGACGGGCGCGCGCGTGGCGTGGTTCGCCATCAGTCAGAGCGCCTAACGAGGATCGTCATGGCGGATCTCGTCGCACTCTGGACTGAGGCGCGCGAGGCGCGCGCGCGTTACATGGCGCTTGCGCGCGAGAAGGCGCGCGATGATGCGAGCGTTTCGCAGGAGACGCTGACGGCGGCGGCGAACGACGCGGTGCTCGCGGAGTACCGCGCGCGTGACGCGCAGATTCGGAACACTTGGACGGAGTGGAAGGCGCCGACGCGCTACGAGCACGTTTGGGGCAAGTGGACGGCGCGCGTCATTGATCCCGAGACGGGGATGCCGGAGCCGCAGAAGGTCATGATGGGGTGCCGCAACTGCGGCCAACAGTGGCAGACGACGTGCGCGAGCGGGCACGTCCAAGCGCACATTCAGAAGTTCGCGGTGCAGCATCTACACGCGGACGTGTTCGGGTACGTGCCGAGGAAGGGGCTGGACGAATGAACGTGATGATTGGGGGCGGTCAGGCGAAGGCGAGCGAGGCGTGCCCGTATTGCGGCGCGTCGACGCCGCTCATGCTTGGGCCGCAGGACTTCGGGCCGGAGCACGCGGTGCAGGTCGTTGAGGCGTTGCGGACGAGCACGCTCTACGGGTGTGATGCGTGCGGGAAGAATTGGGCGGTGGTTCGGAAGAAGGGCACGCCGCCGTTCTTCCAAGGCGCGAAGGGCAATCGGCACGAGCGACGAGCGGCGGTGGCGAGGGCTCGTCGCAAGCGTGCGGCGTGACGCGGAAGGGGGTAGGGTTGCGCCATGACTCAGGCTCAGCTCTACGCCGCATGTGTGACGATCGCGCCGAACTTCACAGTGCAGATCATTTGGACGACGCTGCCGACCGTGTCGCGGTCGATCCAGTGGTTCGGGCGACCGAAGGGAACGCTCAACAATCTGACCGGCGGCATCGTTTTCCCGGACAATAGCGACTTTGAGCCGAAGCTGACCTTCGTGCTGACGCAGGCGCTCGCGGTGCTTCAACAGGCGGGCTAGGATCGACGACCATGAGCTACCTGAGTCTTCCGGCGGGCGCGGTCGCACGACCGCTTATTTCTGGCGTAGCGAACGCTGCGGGCCTGCGCGCGGTCGCTCCCTCGGCGACGTTCGGTCAAGGCATCACGGCGACCGTGACGGGCCTCGGGACGTTCGCCTTCGATACGGCGTCGCTGGCGGTCGATAACGGCACGACGGTGATCAAGCCCGACGACATCCTCGTCGGCAACCCAGGGCGATGGATTGCTGCGGGCGGAGGCGGCGGAATCGGAGGCGGCGGCACAACGGATGTTATCCCGATGTGGAGCAGCCCGACGGCGCTGACGGATAGCCCGATCTCGCGTATTGGCGGTGCGATCGACGCGAGTTCGTTGACCAACAGCGGCGTTGGATACACGAACGGCAATTACATTAACGTTCCTCTTACTGGCGGAAGCGGTACGGGTGCCACGGCTGACATCGTGGTCTTCGGCACGTCGGTCACCGCGGTGTTCCTGCGCAAGCGCGGCATCAACTACGTGGCTGGCGAAGTGCTTTCGGCTGCGACGATCGGTCCCGGCGCGAACTTCCAGTACACGATCATCAAGATCGCCGACACGGTGGGAACGTCGGCGGAGTTTACGTCGGCGCTGAGCGTTGGTGCGGGCACGTCGTCTCCACGCGGCTCGTTTGACACGGCGGGGTGCGCGTTTATCGGCGTGCCATCGGGAACGGTCGTTGAGTATGCGAACGCGTTGCGGGCGCGTATTACGACTGGTCTTTCTATCGGCGCGCTGACGTCGTACTCAATCACGACGCCGTTAGAACTCCCGGTCGGAATGTCGATGAACCAGGCGTTCGACGGGAGCGCGATCGCTGGAGGCTGGACCGCGATCGGTATGTATTCGGTTCCGCGAGCGACGGCATCGCAAGCGGGATCGAACTACACCGTTTACGGCATGTACTCGGTCGCGGCGCGCTCGTACGCGGCGGATCTTTCGACGACGTCAACGTATGTGGGCATTTTGACAGCCGCGCAGATTGCCGGTTCTGCGTTCGTGTCAGCGTCGACGGGCACGCTAATTGGCATCGACGCGTCGGTGGCAAACCCGCGCACGGGTCACAACGTCGGATCAATGTACGGAGGGGTATTCCGCACATCGGTATCGAACGGCACGGCGAACACCGTCGTGGGCGTGCGCGTTTCGTCAAGTGGTAGCGGCACGATCCTGGATTATTACGGTCTCCGGATTGAGCAGAACGGCACGTTGATCACGAGCAACCTGCGCATCGGTATCGCGCAGGAAGACCCGTCGTGCGCGAACTACTACCAGGGAACGTCGGCGTTCGGCATGTACGAGCCGAACCCGCGCGCTAACGTGCACGTTGGTCCGTCGACGGCGACGCATGGTTCGATGTTCTTTGAGACGGGCGTCGCTCCGGCGGTTCCGGTCACCGGTCATGTCTGGCGCGACGGAAGCGAACTCTACGTCGAGGCGCTAAACATCACGCCGCTCACGGCCAACTTCAAGGTCGGCACGGCGGGCTACGGCGTTGACTTCAGCGTCACGCCGAACGCGGGAACGTCGGAGCTGTTTGACGACTACGAGGAAGGAACGTGGACGCCGGGCTTTACGGTTACGGGCGCGGGTGCGTCGATCGCGATCGTTAACGCGGACACCGAAGCGGTCTACACGAAGAAAGGGCGCGAAGTCACCGTGTGCTTCTCAATCGCTGTCGGCGCGATCGTTAACACGCCGCAAGGCGTCGACATCACGGGCCTTCCGTATCCCGTCGATAGTGGTTGCGGCACGTACGGCTTAACGATTCCGGTCGACATCTATCTGGGAACGAACTTCGCCAACAAGTTCGCTGGGTTCGCGGGCACTCTCTACAACGGCGGATCGTCAATTCAGCTCGTTTGGTACGATCACAACGGCGTGATCGACGTCACGCCTGGACCAAGCATTCAGGCGAACAACAGCGTGATCAGCGCATCAATCACCTACTTTGCAGCAACGTGAGGGCACCATGGAAGTCGTGATGAAGTACGCGCTTGACCGCGTCGAAGTTGAGCAGACCTGGAAGACGATCAATGTGCGCAGCCGCGTGCAGAAGTGGGTGAAGAACGGCGCGGACGAGATGCTGGTGGAGCCGAACGCCGGTCTGCATCGCGTCGTGCTTAACCCTGGCGACTGGGCGGGCGCGGACAAGTGGGGCGTTCGTTCGTACGCCGACATCGCGTGGGGGGCGGACGTGATTTCGGCGTGGCAGGCGGAGCAGGAACGCATTCGCGCGCTTACGGCGGCGCGTGTGCAGGCGCCGGCGGCGGACACTCAGGCTGACGTGAGCGTCGTTCCGTCGTGATTCGTTCGCTGAAAGTTCGCGCCGCGACGTGGCTCACGAAGCGATTGCTGAAGTTTTTGGCGTCGCAGACTGAGAAGGAAGTCGACGAGACGGAGGCGTTCCCGACGCCTCCGCAGTCGCCTTTGACGCAGGAATCTTGCGTGATGATGTACACGCCTCCCGCGCCGCGCGTTATGAAGACGGAAGCGGCGCCGCTCGCGGGTAGCGCGAGGGCGAGGGCGGAGCAGGCGCGAAAGAGGACCGTATGAGCAACGTGATGCAGATGGGCGCGAACTTGGTGATCGGTTCGTCGTTCGGGATCGACAACACGACCCTCGGGCCGGACTTCCGCGCGCGCACGCTGATCGATTCGGAACGTTACAAGGTGCTTGACCGCAAGGCGACGTACTATTCGTGCACACAGCACGACTTCAAGAAGCACGACTTCGATGGTCGCGCGATTCCGGAAGGGAACCCGCTCCTTGGACAGCCGAATCTCGCGAGTGTTCAAGCCGATTGGTACGTACCGCTTCGCTCCCGACGACCGAGCGCCCCGTACCGTCTCGCTCGTGTCATCGTCGACTCGTTCACCAATCTCGTGTTCGGCTATCAGCGGTGGCCGACGATCCGTGTTCCTGGTGATAGCGATGCCGAAGAGTTCGTTCGCGCGCTAGTCGATGAGAGCGGGCTGCGCACGCTGATGATCCGTGCGCGAACGATCGGAGGCTCGACGGGTAGCGTCGGGCTTTCGTGGCGGTTCTTCGCGGGCAAGCCGGTCGTGCAGGCGCACCAGCCGCGGTCGATCTACATTCACGAGTGGGAGGATCAGGATCGCCTGATCCCCGCGCACGTCATTGAGATCTATAAGTTCAGCCGCAACGAGTGGGATCCGCAGAAGCAAAAGTTCGTCGTGAACTGGTACTGGTTCCGGCGCGATTGGACGCTCAAGGCTGACATCACTTACAAGGAAGTGCGCTTCGATCAGGCGGTCGATCCCGAGTGGCAGATCGACGAGGAAGCCTCGCACGTTCACAACGATGGCTTCTGCCACTTCGTGTGGATTCAAAACCTCCCGACGGAGAACCCGGAGAGCATCGACGGCAACGCGGACTACGAAGGGCTCTACGAGAACTTCGACTCGATCGACTTGCTGCACAGCACGCTGATTCGCGGCACGACGTTGAACCTCGATCCGACGCTCGTGCTCAAGCTCGATCCCGACATCATCGAGCGCACGGGCTTGCGCAAGGGCACCGACAACGCGCTTGTTGTCGGGCAAGCAGGCGATGCACACTACATGGAGCTGCAAGGTTCTAGTGTTCAGGTCGGCACGCAGTTGTTCGCAAAGATGCGCGAAAGCACTCTCGAAGTCGCGCAGTGCGTCGTGCCCGACCCGAACCAGATTGGCGCGGCGGGTACGTCCTCGGTGGCGTTGAAGGTCGTCTACGCGCCGATGCTTGGCAAGGCGGACATTCTCCGCGAGCAGTACGAACGCGGGTTGCTCGACCTGCTTACGCAGATGCTCAAGTCCGCGCGCAACGCCAACTCGAATCCGGTGATCCGCGAAGGTGAAAACGGCGAGATTGTCGAAGAACGTTACGTTCTCGATCTTCCGCCGCGGCTTGAGCGCCAAGATGTTCTCGACGACGAAGGGAATCCGACGGGCGAAAAAGAAGACGCTTTCGTCGATCAGACTCCGGGTGAAAGCAACCGCATCACGTTTGACTGGGGCGATTATTTCCTACCAACGGCGCAGGATCAGCAACAAACGGCGACGACGCTTTCGCAACTCGTTGCCGGCGGTCTTCTCTCGCAAGAGAGCGGTGCTGATCTCGCCTCGCGTGTAGTCCGCATCGATCCGCGCGCCGAATGGGATCGTATTCAGCGCGAGCAGAAGGAAAAAGCGTCGCAGCAGTCGTCGATGTTTGGCGGCGATATGGGTGGTGCGCCACTTGGCGGCGATATGGGTGGTGCGCCGGAAGGCGCGGGCTTTGGTATCAAGGGCGGCATGGGTGGTCGCGTCGGTGCGGAGGACGAACTGCCACCGGGCGCGGAGCCGCGAAAGGCCGGAGCAAAGGCTCTGCGTGTGAATGAAGTTCGCGCGATGCTTGGGGAACCGTTGCTTGAAGGTGAAGAGGGCGATTTGACGCTGGAAGAGTATCGGCATCGGAAAGGGATCGCGTGAAGCGACTCTCACAAGCGATGTTGATCGACCGACGGCAAGCGTTCGCGCTTGCCGATCGCGTTGGTAAACGCGAAGTGGAGCGCATGATGAAAGATGCGGCGGACGAGCTACGCGCGCGCATCTCGTCCAACATCGCGACAAGCAGCACGACGCCAACGTCGATTCGTGAAATGCGGGAGACGCTTGCGCAGCTTGAAGGCGTGACAAAGGCGCTATCGCGGCGGGTGGGACGAACGACACTCGGGATGGCCGGTGAGGCGGCGGAAGTCGCGGCGAGTGCGGTGTTTGATTATATGGAGGACGCGAATCGCGCGTACATGGGGCGGCCGCTCGGATTGCGCGAAGCGAGCGTGCTCACCGAAGCAGTGTCCGGCACGAATGCGTCGGTACTTCGACGACTCGCGTCGACCGAGTCGCAGATCGAAGACGTGATGGCGGATCCCGACGCAGCGGAAGTTGCACCGCGTATGAATGCGGAGGGCGGCGTGCTCTCGCGGTATTCAATGGAGACGATCGGTGTCTTTGAAGACACACTTCGCAACGGCATGATCACGGGAAAACCGTGGGGTGACGTGCGGCAGGAGTTGATCGACAAATCGCCATTCCTGCAAGGCGCGCCGCGTTTCTGGGCGGAACGCATCATCCGTACGGAGACGATGACTGCTTACAATCGCGCGGGATGGGAGACGATTCGCGAAGCTGACGATGAGCTTGGCGACATGACGAAGATCCTGAGTGCGACGTTCGACAACCGGACGGGATGGGATAGCTACCAAGTTCACGGGCAGATTCGGCGACCCGACGAGGCGTTCCAGTGGGCAGGTGGGTTCTATCAGCATCCGGCGAACCGCCCGAACGATCGCGAAGTCGTCGTACCGCATCGCATTTCGTGGCCGATCCCGGATGAATTGTCGTGGCGCAGCGACGCGGAAGTTGTCGCAGCATGGCAGCGGGATCGGAGGAAGGGCGCTCCTCCGCCGCGTCCGAAGATGACGACGATCGACTTGAAACGATTCGGACGCGGCTGATTGCTTGCGCCACATCTCATTCGCGCGCTACGGTACGCGCGGAGGCAACATGGCGAAGCCGTTCAAGCTCAGTGGCAGCAGTGGTACCGGACCGGCGCGTGACAGCGGTGGTCGTTTCTTGCGTGCCGCGCTTCCGGGCGAACTCGTGACGAAGTATCCCGCGGAGAAGGGCTTCACCGACAACGAGGCGCTGCGTGCGCTTCGTGTTCCCGATCGGATGGTTGGTGAAGGCAAGCCGAAGAACGTCGCTGGTCCTGGCGCAACGGCGCCCGCGCCTGTATACCCGGATGCGCTTCCGTGGCCGAAGGCGGAACCGTTCAACGACGCGAACAAAGTCCCCTTCAAGTTCCGATGAGGTAATACGATGGCTGAAGCGAAGACGCCGGGCGATGGCAAGACCTCGCCCTTTGGCAACGGTTCCGGAAAAGGCACGAACACAGGAGCATCGACGATGGCTAACTCGACGGCGGGCGCGAACCCCGGCAAGAACGGCAACAACTTCCTCACGAACCCCTCGGGCAACTCCCCGGCGGGTGCGAAGCCGACCGACTTCACGCGCGCCAAGGTTGCGACGCAGAAGTCGGGTCAGGCTGCGGACATCAACGCGCAGTCGGCCATCAAGGACAAGGGTCAGCTCGTTCCTCTCGCGGACGTCACCAGCGGTCCGCGCAAGGAAATGGTCGGCGCGGGTTCCATCGGCGACAGCCGCAAGCCGTTCAAGCTCTGATCCATCATGGGCCAGCTTGCCATCAGCGGAACCGTAATCGGCGGACCAGTCACGGTCGGCGCCGCGTTCGGTTTTCCGCAAGCGATGTTCACGACGCAGCTCGCTACGACGCCGTCGCCGAAGCCGTTCTCGGCGGCGTCGGGCGTGCTGACGCGACGCCTCGCGACGGTGCCGCCAGCGTGGGCAACGCTTACGGGCGTTGGTCCCACCGACACGGTGCAGCGAGGCGATACGCTTTACCTGCGCAGCGATTCGCAGGTGCTTCTGCGCTTGTCGCAGGTTGATCCGCTCAATCCGAGCGGACCTGCGCTCACGCGCGAAGTCTACGTGCAGGGCCTTTTCATCTGCGAGTTCCCGCAATCCTCGTTGCTGGTGTTGCTGGAGGCGCAGGGTTCTGCAACCATCGAGTACCTCATTACGGGTCAGTAGGAGTTCACAGTCATGTCGGAAACGATCAAGCAATCTCTCAACCGCGCGGATCTCAACACGCTCGCGGACCAGCTTCGCACCCTCGCCTTCGGCGACATCGTCGCTTCGCTCCCGACGACGCTTCGTCAGAGCGCGGCTGCGGTGGGTTCGTTCGTGGATCCGGCGACCAACTTCGTCGTGTCCGCGCAGGATGCGGACACCCCCGCGTGCGCGGTGCTCTACGCTTCGGCTCGCGCGGGTGCGGGTACTCCCGGCGTCCTCACCATCGTTGCGTACGGCTCCGTGCCCGCGGCTGGTGAGATCTGCGTCGCGCCGAACGGCCAGCTTGTGACGGCGACCGCCGACGCGTGGACCGATCTTGACGTGGTCTTCGTGCCTGAGAAGGGCACGATCGTTGAGGTGACGGCGAACGTGTCCGCGAACACGCTTACCCTTCCGACCAACGTGACCACGGTCGGCGCGTGCACCCTCATGGAATGCACCGTCCTCACCGGTGGTTCCGTCGGCGCGAAGTTCGTTGAGCTTCCGGGCACCGCTCCGGCGGCTGGCTCGGCGGCGCTCAACGCGGCCAAGACCACTGTCGCGTTCAACGCTGGCGACGCGGTCACCAGCGCGACGGTCAAGTTGCTCGTGTCGTCGTCGGTCGACGTCGCGGCTCTGCTCGCTTCCACGAGCAGCTTCGTCTGATCAACTGAGGTAAGGGAGTAACCTCGCACATGAACGGTATGGACCAAGCCACCACCACCGAGGTCACGGGGACGCCCGTGACCGCATCTGTTTCCACGACGGGCACCGCGCCCGTCACGACTGCCGTTGGTACTGCTACGGGCGAGTCGTTTGCGACGAAGAAGGCCGAACCGGCGACCGCACAGGCGGCGGAACCCAAGGCGACCAAGCGCGCAACGAAGCTCTCGCTCTCGCAGCAGGACTTCAACGAACGCATCAAGCGCGCGAAGACGAGCGCGTTCAAGGATGCGTTCGGCACCGACGACGTCGATAGTATCAAGCAGCGTCTCGCTCGCGCCGAGGAGCTGGAGGCGCAAGCCGAGGAGGCGCGCGTCGCTCGTATGAGTGAAGTGCAGCGTGTGAAGTACGAAGCGGATCGTGCGCGCCGAGAGGCGCAACAGTATCGCGCGCAGGTTGAAGAGATGCGCGAGCGCGAAGTGGTTCGCGATCAGCAGTCCTTCGTGGAGCGCGTTGCATCGCGACACGTCAATCCGGTTTACATGGAGGAGGCGTCGATCGCCTTCGCTCGTGAAGTCGCGAAGGCGGATCCCCGTGAAGTTGCTCGCTGGACTGAGAAGGACGTTAGCCGTTGGTTCGCGAGCTACGTCGCGAAGAAGCCCGCGTTCGCCGCGTCGCCGAACGCGCGTAAGATTGAGAAGAAAATCGCGAGCGCGCCCACGCCGCCGCCGCGCCCCGCTCGCCCTGCGACTCCGAGTGGGTCGGCGGTTCCGAGCAAGACGTTCAAGCCGGGTCAGCCGAACAGCATGACGCGCGAAGAAGCGCGAGCAGAAGCGAAGCGACGCGGTTACACTTGGTGATGTTCTAACGTCGATGATCTCGACACCGACGCTCACGCTACGCTGGCGGTCAACAGCGGTTTCAAGCGACGGGCAGAGATAAGACGACATAAAGTCAGTCAGTCAGTCAGGAGAAAGATCAATGCCTCTCGTTCTTGGTATTCCCCCCAGTGTTGTGAAGCTCGTGCAGGAAGGTCTGCTTGAGCGCGCGTTCCACGATGGCCTCTTCCCGGCGCTCCAGTACCGCCAGGAAGCGCTCGTCGAAGAGTGGCCGGCCAACACCGGCAACGAACTCTTCATGAGCCGTCCGGGCCTCCTCGCGCCCGTGACGAAGCCGCTCCAGCCGGGCACCGACCCGAGCCCGCAGGCGGTGAACTACGAGCAGTGGACCGCGGTGCTCAACCGCTTCAGCGGTACCATCGACACGAACATGCCGACGAGCGCGACCGCTTCGTCGAACCTGTTCCTCCGCAACATCCACCAGCTGGGCCTCCAGGCTGGTCAGTCGCTCAACCGCATCCCGCGTAACTCGCTGTTCAAGGCGTACCTCTCGGGCCAGACGCTCACCATCGCGGCGGGCGTTGCGGGCGACACGACGATCCGCGTTGCGGCTCTCAACGGCTTCACCACGGTCGTCATCCCGTCGTCGACGGTGCGTCCGGTCCCGGTGTCTCCGGCGACCCCGCTCACGGTGACGATCTCGGGTGTCACCGGCACCCGCAACGTCGTCGGCTTCACCCCGGACAACCCGGACGATCCCGATGGTCCCGGCACCCTTCAGCTCAGCGCGGCTCTCGGCGGCGCTGGTGTTGCGAACCGCGCTCCGGTCATCTCGTCGGCGGCTCCGCTCGTCATCCGCAGCGGTGGCGGCATCTCGGTCGACGCGCTCAACGCGGGTGACGTGTTCACCCTTCAGGACGCGATCAACGCCGTCAACAAGCTCCGCCGCAACAACGTGCCCCCGCACGAGGACGGCTACTACCACGCGCACATCAGCCCCGACGGCAACGCGCAGGTCTTCACCGATCCGGCGTTCCAGCGCCTCAACACCGCCCTCCCGGATTATCATATCTACCACGAGGGCTTCATCGGCACGATCGCCGGCATCATGTTCTTCATGAACACCGAGTCGCCGGATCGCAACAACGTCGGCACGCTCATCTCGACGGGTGCGAACTCGCTCTACGGCGAGGACATCGGTTCCGAAGTCGTCAACGCAGCGGGCGTCAACGTCGGCCGCATCCTCATCACGGGCCGTGGCGCTCTCTACGAGAAGTGGCTCCCCGGCACGAACTTCGTCTCTGAGGCTGGCATCACCGGCAAGATGGGCGAGTTCGACATCGTCAACGGCGGCATCAACGTGCAGACGGAGCGCATCGACCTGATCCTCCGCGCGCCGCTGAACCGCCTCCAGGACACCGTGGCTGCGACGTGGCAGATCAGCACGTCGTTCCCGGTTCCGAGCGACATCACCTCGGGCACGGGTCCGGAGCGCTTCAAGCGCGCCGTCGTGATCGAGCACGCGCTCTGATCGTTGCGGTATAGAGAAGGGCGAGCCTCGAAAGGGGCTCGCTCTTTTCGTTAGAAGTCATGCTATTCATCGTGACGCAGGGTCGCCGTAACCTTCCCCGAGTGCCCCCCCTCGGAACGCATCGCGGCGACCCTGCACTTCATGGGATGGTGCAAGATGCGGCAGACGTCATTGATTACATGGGCGCGAGCAACCAGCGGCTTCGGCGACAAGCGATCCGGCAAAACCGAGTTCTCGTCGCAACAGGCGTTGCAAACGTATTTGCGCCAGCATCCGAAGGCGGACGCAAGCAAGCACTCCGTCGTGCAGCAAAAGCAGCAGCAGGCGCAGAAGGAAGAACCGTCTCGCAAGACTGCGCAGAGCCACGGGCATGCGGTCAGCGAGAAGGCGCGTGCGGAAACCAAGTCCAAGATCGAAACGCTCGCAAAGCAGGGGAAGGTCGCAGGTAGCTACGACGCGCTCCACAAAGAGGGCGTTGAGTTTTTGAAGAAGCACGCGGCGGGTCTTCCGGCGTCGAAGTCGGCGCTCACGGAGTTGTCCGCAGACCTTGGCGGCAAGGTGTCGGGGCGTACGAAGGAGATCGATTCGGCGCTCAACAAGGTTGTGCTGAAGCACAAGGGGAACGATCCGAGTCGCCCCGAGAAGGGTTACTCCAAGGTGTCGGAACTTGCGGACGGCGCGGGTCTTCGATGCATTGTAAACTCACCGAAGGACGTGCTCACGGTCGTTGATCGGTTGAAGAAGGATCCTCGCTTTGAGAACATCTCGAAGGACGAGGAGGATTACATCACCAAGCCCAAGGGCGGGTATCGCTCGTACCACCTTGTCATGCGCGACAAGCGCGATGGGCTGTTGAAGGAATTTCAGATCCGGACGCCTCGGCAGAATACGTGGGGCGATTGGTGTCACGACGTCTACAAGCCGCAGAACGCGTTGCAGATGGCGACGATGAAGGATCCGCTCGCGAAGCGCGAAGTGCTCGCGTACGCCGAGAAGATGTCGGATCGTTACTTCGACATGGATAGCGGGAAGAAGCCGCGCGGGTCGGCACCGCCTTGTACGCCCGCCATCAAAAAGTCGTTCGGGTGTCTGCCCGATAAGTAGGAGCGAAAACCATGGCTGACAAATCGTGGGTTGAGCGGTCGAGTGAAGCGATTGAGCGCTTCATGCCGAAGGCTGGCGAGGGGTTCAACGTCGTTGCGGTCGATGCGTACGAGGAACCCGGCGACGAGTTGTACCTAGTCGGTAACTTCGAGAGCGAAGCCGAGGCAGAGGAAGCGGCGGCAGCGCATACGAAGCGCAGCGGCGATAAGGCGTACGTGTACGCGCCGGAAACGTTGAGGCGTTGAGATGCCACTCAAAAAGGGTTCTAGCGACGAAACGATTGGCGCCAACATCGGTAAGTTGGTCGGAGAAGGCTACCCGCAGAAGCAGGCTGTAGCGATCGCCTACAAGGAGGCGGGTCGCAGCAAGTCTGGTTCGGAATGCGTTGCGTGCTCGACGAAGAGTGCGCGTGGCAAGTGCGTGAAGTGCGAAAGCGGTCGCGGCGCTCTGGTGACGTGGGCTCGCTCGGTGAGCGGCATGGGTCGCAGTGGCAAGGCAGAGTTCTCTTCGCAACAGGCGTTGCAGAGCTACCTTCGCCAGCATCCGAAGGCTGACGCGAGCAAGCATAGCGTTGCGCAGGCGGCGACGAAGTCGGCTGCGCCGCAAGAGGCCAAGCCCGAGGTTCACCCGGAGTTTTCCAAGTTCGTCTCTACGCTGTACCCGGCTATTGCGGCGGGTCATCTATCCGGACCCGATTCTCTGAAACTCATGGCGAAGCATCCGCACGCTCCTGCCGGGTTCGAGAAACATCTGGAGGGCGACGCGAGCAAGCATAGCGTGACGGGCGGAGAGCAGCCGAAACTCGCCGAGGCACGTCCGTCGATTAAGCGCGCGTCGACGAGTCGCTTTCAGGATCCGAAGGGGCCGATGAAGTGGCGGGCTGGCGACGATTCTAGCAAGTACATTCACACGCTTGATGGAACGTACAATTGGACGCCTTCAACTGGGCATCTCTCGTTCATTTCAAATAAGAACGGGCGGCGCACCGTTCTTTCCAAGGATCTTAATCCACGGCGCACTGGCGGATTTCACGATATGAAAAACGAAGAGCAAGCCATGGAGCGCGTCAAGCAACACGCGAATAGGTGAGCCATGGCCGGGAAGTACGACCACATCGACTTCAAGCCACCGTCATCCGTCGCGAACGCGGCGGAGCGCGGGCTTGAGTACCGCAAGAAGCAGGGCAAGGACAAAGCCGGCTTGACGCAGAAGGAAGCGTCGAAGCAGGGCATCGGCTCTGGCGTTCAGCGCGCGTCGAACCTTAAGGGGCGGAGCAATCTGAGCCCCGAGACGGTGCGGCAGATGGGTCGGTTCTTCTCGCGTCATGAGAAGAACGCGAAGATCGATGCGGAGCACAAGGGTGAGCCCTGGAAGGACAAGGGCTACGTAGCGTGGCTCCTTTGGGGTGGCGACGCTGGGCGGTCGTGGGCGAACAAGGTGATTCGGCAGATGGACGCTGCGGACAAGAAGTCGGGCAAGGGCATCGAGGACGCGTGCTGGAAGGGCTACGAGGCGGTCGGCATGAAGACCAAGAATGGTCGGAAGGTGCCGAACTGCGTGCCGAAGAAGGGTAAGGGAATCCCCGACGCGCAGGAGCGCGCGGCGTTCGATATCCCTCTCGCTCGGTGGGCGAACGCGATGGGCGGTCGCGGCGTCGAGCTTCGCGCTCCGGCGGTGAAGCAGAAGACGAACTACTCGTGCGGACCGGCGGCGCTTCGTTCGGGAATGGCGGCGCTCGGTGTCGGCGCGAAGGAAGACGAGCTAGCCGAGAAGGCGGAGACGAGCGCGAGCGGTGGCACGAGTATCCACGGGCTCGCGAAGGCGGCGCAGGCGTTCGATCTGGAAGCCGAGATCCGCGATGGCATGACGGTGGACGAACTCATGTCGTGCATGGACGATGGGTGCGTGGTCCTCGTTTGCTTGCAGGCGGGCGACGACGCGGAGGATTACGATTCTTCGCACTGGGTGCTGCCGGTAGCGGTGAAGGACGAGGGCGGCGCTCCGATCGTCGAGTGCATGGACCCGAGCCGGAAGAAGGTTCACTCCGTGATGAAGCTCGACGAGTTCGAGGAGCGCTGGCACTGCGTCGACATGGGCAAGCCGGTCAACGGGCTCGCGCTCGTGATCCGCGGAGAGTCGCCGGCGAACATGACGCTGATCGACACGGCGAAAATGCCGATGTGACGAGCGCGTCGAAGCCCGCTATGATGCGCGCGGAGGTGTTTCGTCATGGCTCGTAAGCAACGCGAAGATAATCAGCAGGGAATCGCCGACTACTCGTACACGTCGCAGTCGTCGGCGGTGGAGATGGTCGACAACAGCGCCGAACTCATCGATCCCGCACCGATGGGCGGGACGGCGTACGAGGAGCGCGCGGCGATGCTCGCGGACGTTCCGCCGATCAAGCAGTACCGCGTCGTTAGCGACGCTCTCGTGATGAACCGAGGCGCGCGCACTCTGCTCCGCGCCGGGAAGATCATCGACGGGGCGAACTACGACCTGGAGCAGTTGAGCACGCAAGGCGTTCGGTTCGAGGAATACTGATGCCGTTCGAGGACGACGTCGCTAGCGTTCACTTGTTCGACGTTGGCGACGACGTTCTCGAATCAGACGTCGCGTACGATTCGGCAACGATGCTCGCGCTGCTCTGGTTCGCGGCGCGCTACGATGCAGCGATGGTGTCGGGCGCGGCGAACTTCATCATTCAGGAAGCGAGCGAGGGATAGGCGATGGCATTCAGCGAGCAAGAGAAGGTCCGGATCCGACATCACCTCGGCTACCTGAACGTCGGGCAAGCCTACACGTTCGTTGCTGGCGCTCCGGCGGGCGTTGAAACGCAGTTCCTCATTGAAGGTGCGATGCAGCGCGTGCTTCCCGAAGCCGAGACGTTGGCGAGGGAACTGCTCGCGCGGTGCGATTCGGTCGAAGGGCAGATGATGGACAACCAGGATCTGCTCGCGGTCGAGCAGGTCGATGAAATCAAGATCCGCCAGGACGAGTTCCAGGCGCTCTTGAAGCGGTATCACTACCATCGGAACGCACTGGCGAACGTCCTCGGCGTCTACCCGAACCCGTTCGACAAGCGTTTTGCGGCGGGGACCGGCGGTGGTATCAACGTCAACGTTCAGCACTGAGGAGAAGTTCGATGTCCAAGATTGTGGTTCTCGCCCCGTTCAGCGCCGCTGTCAGCAGCGGTCCGCGTAAGTTCCTTCCCGGCGACGTGGTCGATAGCGACCAGTACAGCGCCGCCGACTACACGGCGATCACGTCGGCTGCTCCGACGAAGTACACCGCCGCGTTCGACGCGCCGGCTCCCGCGCTCATCGCGGCGCAGGCGCAGGCGATCGAGATCCGCAACAACGGCGGTGATCCCGAGAACCAGACCGAGGGCATCATGTACCGAGCGATGTTCTGAGCATCTAGGCGCCCCATAGCGCGACTTTTAGACGCGGAGCCTAACAGGCCCGCGTCTTTCGTTTGAGCGGCTGACGTAGCGCCCGTGGAGCGCTACGCTGCGGTCATGCCACGTCCGCACCCGCTGCAACCGTTCCAAGCCAAGATGACGCTCGCGAACCGGCTTCGGGGTCCGGCGGATCGCGTGCGGCAGATCGCGACCGACATGGGCGTGCGACCGTACCGCGTGTTCCTCGTGTGGACGACGTTCCAGGGCGAGGAGCGCGGCGAAGGCACCGAAGTCGAGTTGGCGCGCGTCGAGATTCTGCCGACGCCGAAGATCGGTGAGTTGACCAGCCTCGGCATGAACCCGTACTCGCAGGGTTTCGCGAGCACGGGCTCGCTTCGCCTTGAGAAGATCAGCGCGGGGTTCACGCAGCCGCAGCTCATGGGGCTCGAAGTGCCAGGGCGCGGGCAGCTTCCGAACATGCCTCGCAACGTCGACTTCTGGTACGAGATGCGTGAGGACGGGCGCGGCGGCGATAAACCGGTGCCGCTCCGCTATCGCCTCGCATCGTCGCCGTATCGCGCGGCGGGACGTGTCTCGTGGTCGGTCATGCTAGAACGGCAAGACGAGGCGACGCAGATGGATGGACAGCCGCCGTTCGCGTTGAGGTGAACCATGGCGACCGTTATCAAACTCAGTGATGCGGCAGTCTACTTCGGCACGTCGGGTCCGGTGGCGGTCAAGCTGAAGACCGCGGCGCTCAAGGGGATCTACTCCGCCGCGCTTCGGTCGAAGCAGATTCTTCAAACGACCGAGATTCAGGATGCGGATCCTCCGCCGGTAAACAAGGGCGTCTATCGCGCTGGATGGCAGGTGGAGAAGCTGAAGAACGGGGCGGCGTATTACAACAGCGTGCCGTACGCGCGATATATCGAGGACGGTGTGCCGGCGATGAACGTCGTCATGTCGCAGAAAGCGATCATGGCGATTGCTGAGTGGGCGCGTAGGAAGCTCGGCGGCTTGGACGAGAAGCAGGCGCTCAACGTCGCGTATGCGATCATGCAGAACCTCAAGAAGCGCGGTATTTTCAAACACGGCGCGGGCTTGAAGATCATGAAGAAGTACAACGATCGGAAGCTCAACGAAGTCATTCGGCGAGAGATCGACGCTGAGATCGACAAGGTGAAGTTTTGAGCACGAAGTACTTAGACAATCCGATCGCATCGCCGCCGACGGTTACGCAGCGATACGGCGAACCGCCGTACCCGATGCTGCCGAATATCGACGCGCGCTCGCATGGGCTGCGTGTTCTCAGTCGATGGTTCTCGTCGCTCGTGTTCCGGCGCACCATGGCACCCAATCAAGAACCGGAAGCGTTCAGCGTCACGCCGGATCGAGTCTTCTACGAAATGCCCGATAGCGTCGAGATGCTGGAGTTCCCGGCGATTGGCGTTCTTCCGGGACGAGGGCAGTACATCACGCGTGGCATTGGCGGCGCGGATCCTGGCGAAGCGCGTGAGGACGGTTACTCGCTAAGTATCCCGTACGACTACCAGGAGATGTTGACGGTCGAGGTGATCGGCTCAAAAATCGCCGAGCGGCGCGCGATGATCGCGGGTATCGAATCTGCGGTCGGATCGTACGAGGGCACGACCGACCTCCGCTTGGTGATGCCGGAGTACTACGGACTGGCGGCGACCTACTCGCTCATGGAACGCGAGAACCTGGAGGAGCCGGATTCGCCTCGCGGTCGTCGGCGCGGGCATTTGTTCATTCAAATGCTTGTGCCAGTCGTGACGCAGGCGCGGCTTGTAGAGTTCTTCCCGAGCGTTGACATCAACGTGTCGGGATCGATCGGCGCCGACGTGGGCGTCGGCTTCTTTCCGTCTAAGGTGGAGGCGGCGACGCTTGCCTACACTGGGACGCAGGCGCTCGCGGCGATGGGTCTGGATGTCTTTCAGGCGCGCACCATCGCCCGAGCTACGCTAGGGATCAACAGATTGGAGGCGGACGCGCTGACGATCGACTATCTGGTTGCCTTGATGCAGTGGCTCGCGGCGAGGAATGCTACCTTGCGCACAGCTACGACCCCGTGAGACAGTTCGCATAGGAGTTCGCACATGTCCGTTTTCATCCGTCGATTCACCTTTGACCCCGGCGTCCAAGTTTTTCTTGAGATCGAGGCGGTCAACGTCCTGGACCTGACTCCGCCGTCGTCGATCACGGGTGTCGGCACTGGCACCGCAATGATCGTGGGCGAGTTCGAGGACGGGCCGTTCAACACGCCGCTTGAAGTCACGAGTGCGACGGAGCTTGCGAGCACGTTCGGCAACTTCGGTTACACGTACGGTGGCGTGACGGCGCAGAACCCCTGCGCTCGCGTGCGCTACGCCGATGGCGCAGTGGTTCCTGAGTACTGGAACGGTAACGGGCTCCTCGCGCTCAACGCGAAGCGCTTTTCCCGTCTCCTCATCACCCGCGCCGACACCAGCGTCGGCGTCGTTGACTTTGAGCGTTGCGCGTCGATCGTCGGTGGTTCGGCGTTCACCTACTCGCTCTCGCCGGCGCAGACGTTCATCTTTGGCACGGCCACGGCGTCGTACACGGTGACGTTCAACGCGGCGGCGGCGACGCTCACCAGCGCGGCGGGCGTCTACCCGACGGGCTTCACGGGTGGCGAAGTGATGACGATCGTTCGCGACGGCATCACGTATACGGTCGTCTTTCAGGCGAGCGATCAGACGCAGACGCAGGTAATCGACCGCATCAACGGCACGCTGGGCTACACGGCGGCGGTCAACGGCGGCGGTGGCGTTACCACGCTCTCGTCGCTCAATCGCGGTTCGGGCGCGACGATCGCGATCACCGCGCCGACGACGGCGTCGGTTCTCGCGGCGACTGGTTTCGTGATCGCGTCGGCGACGGGCACCGGCAACGTGTTGAACATCGCGGCGGTTACGGCGTCCGAGATTGCTTCGCTCGTCAGCACGGCCTCCGCTGGTGCGGTTGTGCTCACGCAGCTTGATAGCGGCGCGCTCCGCCTTGAGGGTATCGGCGCTCCACTCACGGGCGTGCTTCGAGTGACGGGTGGCACGGCGACCGCGGCGCTCGGCTTCTCGCTCACGCAGAACGCGGCGTGGCAAAATGCGCCGGTTGAAGTTGAGATCGACGCGATCGATGCGGGCGTCGCGGCGGCGCTCGGCTTCGCGGTTACGACGGCGCGTCCGGTGATCGTCAGCAGTGCGGGCGTTTACCCGACGGCGTTCGTCGGCGGTGAAGAGATGACCATCACGGTTGCGGGTTCCGCGCCGAAGGTCGTCACGTTCCAGTCGACCGATCAGACGATCGCGCAGGTTGCGGCGCGTATCAACCTCACGCTCGGTTACACGGCGGTCGTTGCGCAGAGCGCGACGATCCTCGCGATGGCGGGCACGGGGCAAAGCAGCATCGCGATCCCGGCGGGCACGCGCGTTCGCAACGCGGGCGGCAACGTGTGGGTCACGATGCAGACCCAGGCAGTCGACGCGGGCGCTCCTGGTCCGTACGCGCTCAAGGTTCGTCCTGCGACCGACGACGGCACGGCGCCTCTCGCGGCGGCGCTTTCGATCAACGCGCTCAGCTCGCCGTTGTTCGGTGCGGCGTTCATCGTGTTCAACCCGCTCCAAGTGAATGCGGCGTTGAGCGAGTCGGCGATCGATGCATCGTACACGGTGGCGATCGACTCAACGCTTAACAGCGCGTCGGTTGCGGCGGAGACGAACATCATCTGGTCGGCTCGCCAATCGAACGCGGTGCGCACGAAGCTCCGCCAGAACGCGAACGACGCGGCGTCTAGCGGCCTCTACGGACGCATCGCCGTGATTCGTCCGCCGCTCAAGACCACGAAGGCGCAGGCGCGTTCGGGCGCGGCGCAACCGGGCGTCGGCGCGTACCGCGACCAGCGCGTTGTGTACGTCTATCCGGGCGTGCAGACGTTCATTCCGGCGATCGCGACGATCGGCACTGCTGGCGGCGCTGGCTTTACGGCTGATGGCATCATTGACATCGGCGCTGACGGATTCCTCGCGTCGGTGTGTTCGCAGCTTCCGCCGGAGGAGAACCCCGGTCAGCTCACGACGTTCACGGGCGGCGCGCTCGGCATTGAGGCGGGCAACCCCGACGTGCAGAACCTCACGCTCACGGACTACAAGAACTTCCGCGCTTCGGGCATCTGCGCGCCTCGCATGGATCTCGGGACGATGATCTTCCAGTCGGGCGTAACCTCGGTCGATCCGGCGGTCTACCCCTCGCTGCGCAACATCAACCGTCGTCGCATGGCGGACTTCATTCAGGACAGCCTTGCGATCGCGCTCAAGGCGTTCGGTAAGCAGCTCGCGACTCGCACGCGTCGCGCGCTCATCACTGGACAGATCAAGTCCTTCATGGACGGGCTGCTCTCGCCGAACAACAGTGCGGCGCAGCGCATTGAGGGCTACACGATCGACAGCGTGAGCGGGAACACCGCAGAAACGCTGGCGCTCGGGATCTTCCGTATCATCCTGAACGTCCGTACGATCGCCTCGCTCGACGCGATCGTGCTGCAAACGACCGTCGGCGAATCTGTGGACGTGTCTCAGACCGCGTGAGCTAGGAGAGCAGAGCTATGGCAACGAATGATCCGCGTCTCAGAGGGCAAGAAGTCGAGGTCCGTATCGTCACGAACGGAACCCTTGAAAACAGCATCACGGCGGTCGCCACGTTTGAGGAAACCTTCAAGCTGGAGAAGAAGGAAGACGCCTTCCTCGGCGAGACGAACAACCGTTACGATCACATCTTCCAGGGCATCGACGGTCGCATGGAGTTCCAGGTGAACTCAAACGACTGGATGATCTTCCAAAACGTGATCAAGGCGCAGGCGCAGCGCAAGACGCCGGGCACCAAGATCAACCTCACGCGCACCGACTACTACGCGAACGGGCAGACGAGCATCATCACGTACTCGGATTGCAAGTTCGGTCCTTCGCCTACCAGCGTCGCCGGACGCGGGGAGTTCGTGAAGGTGTCGCTCGACTTCTCGTGCTCGGATCGAGTTGAGCAGTTGAGCTAACGCGCGAAAGCGCACAAGTGGACCGGGGCGCCGGTATGCTTCGATGACGATCGCGGCACCTCCCTATCGGCGTTCCGGTCCTCTTTTCGACGGGAGAAAGAAAAGAGGAACATGATGAAAGAACACACGCGAAAACTGTCTTCGATGCCTGCGACCGAGGAGCCTAAGCAAGACGACTTCCCCGAGGTCGATCACGCGACGGAGCCTTTGCCTGCTGCGGCGACGATGCCGGAACCCGAAGGGGATGACGTTCCTGATTGGGTCGTCATCCCTGACAACATGAAGATCCCGCGAGGCAAGCGGTTGACGTTCGTTCGCTTCCGCGCGAACTGGACGGATTCGCCCTTCAAGGGAGAGCGGCAGTGCGTGATCTGGACGCTGACTGACGGCGAGGAAAAACTCGCTAACGATCGGTGTGCAGGATCGCCGACGCGAGCGCCTGCGGAGTACACGAAGCAGATGATTCGTGTGGTCGACGGCGTTCTCGTCGATTGGTCGAAGACGCGCGGACCGGGGAGCGTCGACGAGTTTTGGAAGGAGATCGGCCCCAAGTGTCGATCGATGCTCATGCGTATGTACACGCAACTGCACCTTCCCTCGGACGAGGACATCAACGATTTTTTTCAGCACTGCGTCGCTGTGCGCACGGCGAACTGACGCGAACGACCGATGGCCATTGGCAAGACCCCGACGAGCGAAAACGATTGCTGTACGGCGTCGCTCGCTTGTCGGGCGTTCCGATGCAGGATGCGCACTTCGCGCGAGTCCTTGAAGAGATCATGGACCCGGCGACGCTTGAACGGCAGCGCGTTCGGCGGCACGTCTATCTTGCGAAGTACGGGAAGCAGTCGATGCTTCAGTGGGAGAACGTCGATTCGCGCGTAGTTCGACAGTATGCAACGGCGCTATCCGATTTCATCGCGGAGGAGAACGAAGCGATGAGGCGCGAGAATAGTCGCCACGAGGAGTGAAGCTATGGCGACCGGCCCCGAGATCAAAACTAAGATCACGATCGATGACGCGGCGACTGCAACGCTGAAGGACATTGAGAAGGGCTTTCGCGACGCTGGCAAAGAAGCGGAGAAGACGTCGACCGCCGCGACCGGATTCATCAAGCAGTTCGCGGCGGTCGCGCTCGGCGTCAACATCGGAAACATCCTCGGCGGCATCAAGTCAGGATTGATGTCCGGCTTCGATGCTGCCGTGGAGGCCGACAAAGAGTTCCGAAAGCTCACGCAAAGCGTGATCGGGATTCAGCGATACGGGAAGCAGTCTTTCGACTCGCTGCAAGAGCGCGCGACGCTCGTGAAGAAGGCGATTGAGTCGATCGCGGACGCGTCGCAAATATCGCGTCGCGAGTTGGTCGATGCGTTTAACGACGCGGCGAAGAACACGTCGCTCACTGACACGCAGCTTACGAAGCTCATGTCGCGTCTCGCGGATTCCTCTCGCGCGTTGCCTGCGCCGATCAAGGAAACGCTGGCCGGCTTTGAGGAGCTAAACAAGAACATGATCAGCGCGAGCAATCCGATCGTGCTGATGGTGAAGCAGGCGGGCTTGCTGCGAGGACACAGCGAGCGCATCGCCAAAGAGATGGAGTGGATGGGGAAGACTCGCCGCATCAAGTATGCGGAAGAGGCGCTGGCCATCCTGCAAGATCGCGCGAAGAAGATCCCGCCGTCGCTTGCTGACATCAGTGCGCGCTTCGACGATATGAAGACCGACGCGCTGCGGTCGTTTGGAACGCCGTTGCTGCGCGCGTTCCTTCCCGCGTTGGAGGGCGTTTACAAGAAGATGACCGAAGGGCGCGGCGACATTGAAGCGTACGCGCGCGAACTCGGAATGCAGGTCGGTCAGTGGGTCACGGAGGCGGCGCAGAAGATCAAAGACGGCTTCCAGTACCTTCGCGAAAACGGCTCGGAGATCAAAAAGAACATCGTTGAGGCGTTCACGAACGCGCGCGACATCTTCACAGGCATCTACAATCGCGCGAAGGAAATCGCGACGATCTACGCGGCAGTCAAGACGAGTCAGATCATCACTCCTGCTGCTCAGGCGGCGGGTGGGTTGGCAACTGCGGCGGTTGGAAGGGCGACCGCGCCGCTTGCAGTTGGCGGGATGAACGCAGCGCTCATGCCGGGCATGGCGCTGGGTGCGGGCGCGGCGGCGGCGGCGAGTGGCGGCGCTCTGGCGAGCATCGCAGCCTTCGTGGGGCCACAGGGCGCCCTCGCGGCGATGATCTTGAGCTTCTTGGCTGCAAAGGACGCGGTCGATGATCTGAGCGAAACTATGGCGAACGAAACGCGCCGCGATCTTCAGTCGCGTATGCGGTTCTTCGATGGCATCGCGCAGAAGTTCGACACACTTAGCGACAGCGAAATTGAGGCGTTCGAGCGAGTGAAGGTGGCGGCGTTGGAAAACGCCGAGGCTCTTGGACTCAATACGAGCGAGATCACTGCGCAGATCGACGCGCAGATGCTGGCGCATCGCAACTTGGAAGCGGCGACGATCGGCGCGCAGTCGGCGATGGAAAAGATGCAAGGCATCCAAGACAAGACCGCTCTCGGTGGCATGTCTGGGCTTGCGGCGATCGAAGCAGATCGGATGAAACTTGAAGCGGCTCAGCAGTTTGCCGAGTCCTTCAACTCAGCGTCCGAGATGAACTTCCAAGCGGCGATCGCAGCCGACGCGAAGATGGCGATGAGTTCGGAGACGATGAAGCAGACGCTGTTGACGCACGGCGCGGCGGCTGGTCTTGCTCTCGACAAGCTGGCGGATGCAGTGTCGTCGACGGATCGCGCGTTCGCTCGGGATCTTCGCCTCGCAGCGTTGAAGGCGGGGGAAAAGGGCGGCAAGGAAACGCGCAACCTGATCTTCAACGGCGCGCAGTTTACGATCAAGCAGGATTTCCGCGACCAAGACCCCGATCGCGTTGCCGTGGTCTTCCAGCGTGATATTACCCGAGCCGCTGAGAATCGCATCATGGCCTCGACGGTCCGAGCGTTCGGCGGTTGACGGTTGCACATCACCGCCATCGCGCGGTAAGTTCACACACCAGGAGATTTCAGAATGAAGACCATCGTCATCGCCGCCCCCGACCAGCTTCCGCCGGAAATGGCGGACGATCCTTCCGTCCTCGTGCTTGATCCTGCGACGCTTGATGACGAGCTGATGGCGATGCTCGACGCGGCGAGCGGCGGCATGATGGGCGAGGACGACGAGTCGGGCGAGGGCGCGCTCGCCGATTGGGCGGCTGAAGAAGAGAAGGAGCCGGAGCACGCGAAGGGCGGCTACGGCGACGAGGACGATGAAGAGACGCGTCAGATGTCCGGCGAGGGCGACGACGAGGACGAAGAGTCTGGCGAGGGCGACGACGAGGACGAAGAGTCTGGCGAAGGCGACGACGCGATGGACGATCCCGAGACGCGCTTCGGCAAGGGCGGTCGCGCTGATGACGAAGACGAGGACGAGTCCGGCGAAGGCGAGGAGCAGGACATTGACGAGTCGAAGAAGCCGTCTGGCAGCGGTCGTGGCAAGATGGGCTACGGCAAGATGGGCTACGGCAAGATGGGTCACGCGAAGGGCGGCAAGGGGCTTCCTCCGCTCGCGGCGTGGGCGCGCTCGATGGGCGGCATGGGCCGTCGCTGATCGGTCAATCAACGGAGCCGGAGCATCACTGCTCCGGCTTCTTTCATTTGCGCGCTAGAGTGGGGGCACCATGGCGTCGTCGTTCATCACAATCGAAGAGCTTTCCGGCGCGTTGCGCTCGGTGACGTTGCGCGGTGCGGCGCTACCCAAGCAGAACTCGGCGAACTGGGGTGCGAAGCAGCGCGTCGTCACGACGTGGTATCCCGGCAACGGGGCGGAGGCGACGCAGCAGATCCTCGGTCCGACGGAGTCGCAGACGCGATGGGAGGGCGAGTGGAACACGAACCGCCTTGTGGGGATCGATTCCGTATCCTTCTCGGATGGGAGTTCTCCCGGTGTTGTGCGAAGCATCTTTTCGGCGAACGACGTCGCGGCGGTGATTGAGGATATCTTGCGCGCTGGATCGTCGCTGCGTGTGATCTGGGCCTACGATCCTGAGCGGTACGATCCGAACACTGGAATCAGCCTCGCGGGAACTTACGTCCCGGTTGAGATCATCCGCGAAGGGCGCGCAATTGAGTGGGATTTCAAGTACGCCACGGGTGACGACATCACTTGGTCGATCACTTGGGATTGGCGTTCTCGCGGCAAGAATCAGCAGCAGGTCGTGCAGCTTCGCGACGGTTCGTCCTCAACGAAGAACGCGCTGACGGCGATGTCGCTCATCACCGAAGCGGCGGTGACGGTTCCGGAGGACAACACCGTGTATTCGGTCACGCGAACGGTGCCGCTCGGTGCGAGCAAGTTCACCCTCGGCCAGTTGCAGGCGCTCGCAAATCAAGTGCGTCAGCAGGTGCGCTTCTTCTCGCAAGCCATGAATCGAATCGCGGGACACATCGCGACGGTCACGGAGATCATCAACACGGTCAAGAACTTGCCGTTTGAGATCGCGAATCAGGCGCTCGACTTGTCGACGAACATGATCGCGGAATCGAATCGCTTCTACGACGCCGTCTCGCAGAAGCCGACGGAGCTGTACGACACCGAGCAAAAGTACACGACGTTCCTGCGCGCGATGAACTTCGCCAAAGGAGCGACCGACATCTCGCAGGAGGTGGCGGCGACCGGTGCGGATTCTCAAAGCGTGTTCGCGGCGCAGCTTCAACAACAGCGTGCGTCTGGAGAACAGGGCAACGCGCAGCCGCTGGGCGTTAAGCCTGGGCGGCAAGTGGGTGGATCGAACACGCAGGCGCAAGCGCACGTCGTGCGGCGCGGCGATACGTTGATCAGTCTGAGCATGCAGTTCTACGGCACGCCAGACGGTGCGGCGGACATCGCGTTCGCGAACGCGCTCAGCATTCGCACGCCGACGTTGCCGATCGGTCGCGTGTTGATCATTCCGCCGCCGCGCAATCTGAGCGGCAACATCATCGGAGTCGCGCGCCCTGCGCTTCAACCAACGGCGCCGTTTTCACCGACGCTGCCTAACGGTCTTGGTTCCTCGTCGAACACGCCTTGAGTCAACATGCCGCAAGAATACCCGAGCCAGAGTTATTATCCGGGTGCGCGAGTCGCGTTCATCGTTCGGCTCGACAATCCGTACCGCAAGCGGTTCAACCGGAACAAGGCGACGCTGCCGATGACGCAAACGTCGTCGAAGTACCCGGAGGTGCTTGACATCGTGAATGAAGGCGGCGCGTTGCGTCTCGTACCGAAGTCAGTGCAGGGCGCGCAGAAAAACAAGACGGCTAAGAAGGGCACGCCGTTTCATCTCTCGGTGCCGAACATCAACGACGATCCGCTCACGCAAGTTATCTCGGGAGTGATTCCGAACACGGCGTCGCTCGCGCTGAATGGCATTCGTAGCGCGAGCACGTTGACGCTTGAGATCCCGTTCAGCGCGTTGCCGATTGAGCCGCGCATGGTGCGCGGCGTCGGCGTTGAGTTCTATCTGGGCACCGTGACCGCGTCCGACTTTGCGCGCGGCATCGCAGGCGATACGCGCGAGGCGAAGAACGGCGCGGAGCCCCTGAACATCATTCCCGAGAACTACACCGACGCGTTCGGACGTCCGCGCTCAAATCTTCGCTTCAGCGGGTGGGTTGACGAGTGGGAAGTCGTGTGGGGCGAATCGCAGCCGATGGTGCGGCTTCAATGCCGCGACAACACGGCGATCCTGATCGATACGCAGGCGCCTGCGCTGCTCGCGCTTGATCCGAAGATCCCGTTGGATCAAGCGTTCGCGAAGTACCTCGCGCGGTTCCCGCAGTTCGCGGGCCTCTCGGTCAAGTACTTGCCGGAGAGTGCGAAAGCGCCGACGTATCGCGAGGTGACTGCAAAGGCGGCGTTCAACCCTCGATTTGGTGCGCCGCAGTTCATGGCGAACGGTCAGGGTTCGGTAATGGATTACTTCGCCGACGTCGCTGGTGCGTTGGGCCTCATCGTGCGCAGCGATCCGAGTAGCGCGACGATCATCATTCAGCAGCCGCGCAGCATCTACGGCGACAGTTTCCCAACTCGTGACGATGATCCGTTTGGTCGCACGACCGAGAGCGGGCTTCGGATGCCGTATCGCATGTTCGTCTTCGGTCGGAACGTCCTCGACCTGACCATGAAGCGCAAATACACGGTTGCGGGACCAACGACGATTGAGGTGCGCAGCTACGATCCGGTGAAGAAACGCAACCTCGTCGTGCGTTACCCGTACAAAGCGGAGCGATTGGAGCGCGGCTTGCCGGGATCAATCTTGCCAGACGAAAAGATTCAGCAGTTCTTCCAGCGCGGCATCACCGATCAAAAGACGCTGCACAGCATCGCGCAGGGGATCTACGAACAGCTCGGGCGAAACGAGATTGAGCTGAACGTGAAGACGCGCAACCTTGGATCGTTCGGCGGATCCGCGCTTGATCCCGACCTGCTTGATTGCAAGGTCGGCGACACGATTCAGTTTGAGGTGACGGCGGACGCACAGACTGGCGAACTGAACGCGGTGAACGCGGTCGAAAGCGCGCAGCGACAAGCAGGTAGCGCGAAGGATTATGTGCAGAGGCTTGGGTATTCAGACCGCTTCGCGGAGGCGTATGCGGAAGTCATGCGCAACGCGCTCTTGCTTCCGTACTTCCGCGTCAAGCGGATGGATTTCAACTGGGATATTGAACGCGGAATCGACGTCGCGGTGACCGGCATCAACTACATCGGCGTGCGTGGCGACGCGCTAGAAGATGAGCCGAAGCCGTCCGCACAGGAGATTGCGCAGCGTAAGGCGGACGTGTCGCGAACGACGCAGATCACGCAGATGGCTATGAAGGGTGGTGATCGTTGATGCGCGCATCGCAGATGGATCAGCGGACGATGGCGGAAGCGTTCAGCTTTCCGGGCATCGATCCGCGCGCGTGGGTCAGTTATGCGATCGTTGAGACGGTGCAGGCCGAGACGGAGAACCCCGTCGACTTCGATGACGACGATGGGCAGGTGTACGTCAACTGCATCTTGAAGCCGACGAACATCCCGTGCCGCGCGCGCACCGGCGGGATGTTCGCGGGTCCGGGCGAAGGCGTTTACTCGCCATTCGTCGGTGGCGAAGAAGTGCTCGTCGCGATCCCGGAGGGTGACGTGAAGGGCGGTTGCGTGATTCTCACGCGCCTCAACAACGGCTACGACGGGTTCCCGCAGGGTAGCGTCGCGGGCAAGGACGCGAACACGAACACGTTTTCGATGATGCGCACGCGACCGGCGCTGACGATTGAGAGCGGCGCGAGCATCATGCTGCGCTCGGCGTCTCTCGGCGCGATGCTCCAGCTTGCGGGCACGGGCGCGGTGACGATTCGAGACGGCGCGGCAAACGTGCTTCAGATGAGCGCGGACGTGTTCGGGTATCAGAACGCCGACGGGACGATCGCGCAGCAGATCGATCTCAACGCATCGCGATTCACGCTGGCCGTCGGTAACGTGCTCTTGACGCTCTCCGGCGACACGGCGCAAGCAAGCCCTCAGAGCCTCATCCAAGTGCCGTCTACGCTCACGCTGAGCGCAGCCGGTGCGACGATGAACAACGCCGTCGAGCACGTCACGACGACGGAGGCGACGAGCAACGTCCTCACGCAATACACAACGTCGATGGCAGCGGCACAATCGGCGGCGTTTGCTGCTGGAGCGGCGGCAGCGGCAGGCGCGGGCGAAATCACGCTCGCGAATATCCTCACGACGTTGTCGACGGTGTTCGCGGCGTTGGGCGGTCCAATCCCCGTAGCAGCGGCGATTACGGCGGCGGGTGTGGCTACGCAGGCGCAAGAAGTTGCGGTGGCAATCGCGGCGACGTTTGCTGCATCGACGGCGAAGCCGATCGGCGTTCCAGGCTTGGGCCAGCTCAAGCCGGGCATCGGAAGCGTCGGCGTGCTAACGGGGTGATTCATGCCGACCGGAACAGCACCCCCCGAGGACGCGCCGTCGCCTGCGGAGCAGCAAGCGCAGACGGACGCGGCGACGATGCAGCCGGCTCCAAGCGCGGCGACGGTATGCGGTTTCAGCCTGCCGACGTTCACGTTCAACCTCGGCTTTTCGCTTCCTCCGTTGCCGTCGTTCAACCTGCCGAACCTGTTCAACTTCAGCCTCGCGTTGAAGTGCCCGCTGGACGAGCCGACTCCCGAGGAAACGCAGTACGGCGGCGGTAAGGTTCCGACGGGCGCGCCGCAAGCGGAACTGATTGACTACTGAGGCAAGACGAGCGGCGCGGGCGTGGTAGGCTCGCGCCATGGCCGTTCAGATCCTCATCGACCAAGCAGGCGCTCCCGCAGGAATCGCGGGTCAGGCGCGCGAAGACTTGCAGACCGGCGTGCCGGTGACGCTGACGGCGACGGGCGGTCCGTTCCTCGCCTACCAGTGGAGCATCATCGACAAGGCGGTGAACATGCTCGCGGGCGTCCAGTCCGCGGCGCTGCTCACGGCTCCGCTTGCGGGCGTTACGCAGATCGCGCCGATTGATCAGGTCGGGACGTACCTCGTGCAAGTCGTCGTCGACTCGGGCAGCGGGCTTGGAGCGACGGCGAGTGACGTGGCGCGCATCACGTTCTACGCGGGCGCGGCGCTGAACTACCTCAACACGGATGTCGCCGAGCTTCCTCGCCGCGAGATGGCGTTCCGCGAGGAGACGCAGCACAACGTGCCGGACGTGATCTTCCCCGGAGGCAACATCCGTGGATGGGCGCAGGAGCGCCAGCGTTGGCAGGAAGTGCTGATGCGCATGTACGAGGGGAAGACGTGGGCGTGGGGTCGCGTCGCGCTTACGGGCGCGGGTGCGGTGCTCACGAGCGGCTTCAACGTCGCGGGCGTTGCGCGCACGGGCGTCGGGCAGGTTACGACGACGTTCACTCGTCCGCTGCCGAACACGGACTACGCGGTGGTGATCACGGCACGCAATTCGGGCGGTAGCTGCTTCGCGTTCAACGAAGGCATTGGGTCGTTTGACTTGCAGCGCGCAGACCTTGGCGGCGCTCTCGTCGACGATGACTTCGTGTTTGAAGTGAAGGCGTTGCCGTGAGCGGGTGGGGGTCAGGACCGTGGGGCGCGGGACCATGGGGCGCGGGCGGCGCTACGACCGCGTTCGGGATCGTTGAGGCAGTCGCGATCCGAGAGAACCTCGTGCGCGTGACGTTCTCCGAGACGCCGCTATTCGACGCGCTTCTCACCGCAAACGACGCGTCCAACCCCGAGCGATTCAGCGTCACGCCGGTTCCCGGCACGTTCGGGATGGACGATTTGCCGACGCGTCCGGTCCGTCCGGTGCGCGTCGAAGTCGCTGCTGTGCCGTTGTCGTTCGGCGCGGTGCTTGACGTGACGGTGGATCGACCGTTCTCGCCTGCTCCTTCGCAGTACATCCTCGCTGCGAATCAGTTGGTAAGTGTGACGGGCAACCTGCTTGACCCGTCGGCGTCCTCGGCGCAGTTCACCGGACTCTATCGAGCGATGCGCGTGCAGTCGGCGACGGCTGCATCGCCGTCGCGTGACATGGCGAACCCGCAGACGTACTCAAGCCTCGTGAACGCGGGCGTGAACGATCCCAATCTGATCACGCAGCTCGGCACGTTTCCGATCGATGCGACGGGTGATTACGCATTCGACGACGGAATCACGCAAGTGAAGAAGCGCATCATCCGGCGCTTGATCACGCGGCAGGGTGCGTTCCCGTCGTTGCCTGATTACGGCGTCGGCATCCCGTCGTACGGCAAGCAGCTTGGCTCTCTCGCGGTGCGGCAGAAGCTCGCGGCGGAAGCGCAGAAGCAGATCTCCAGCGAGCCCGAAGTTGCCGAAGCCGTCGTGAACGCAATTAGCGATCCGGCGAATCCAAGCGTGACTATCCTCCGCATCCGCGTGCGCCTGAACGGGTCCGGCGGCACGACGCAGTTTGACGTTCCGTTTGCTCCGGTGGCCTGATGAGTGACTTTCCTTCCCGTCTCGACCTCTACAAGCTCGCGCGCACGTACGTTCTCACGCGCGCGCAGAAGATCGATCCGGCGCAGGTCGACGTCGCTGGCAGCGACGTGAACCTGTACGTCGGCATCGCGAGCATCCTCGGCTACCAGCTCGTGATGAGCCTCGCGCAGAACGTGAACGCGCTGATGCTTGACGGCGCGTACGGCGACGATCTTGATCGCTACGGCACCGACCGTTACCAGCTTCCGCGCAAGGGCGCGTCGGCGGCGGTCGGTAACGTGCGCATCTTCCGATCGACGTTCGCGGCGGGCGCGGGAACGATTCCGATGAGCACGCCGCTCCTCACGCTCAACGGCATTGAGTACATCACGAGCAACAGCGTGTCGTTCGGCGCAACCGACCTCGTCGTCACGGTGAACGTGCGAGCGAGCATCGCGGGCAAGACGTCGCAGGTCGGAGCGAATCAGATCCGGCAGTTCGGGCAGCCGCAAACGCTGTTCGATCAGACGCTTCAGGTGAACAACGATCTCCCGACGGCGGGCGGCGAAGACACCGAGGACGACGAGACGTACCGCGAACGCATCCGCGCGTTCTGGAACACGGCGCGGCGCGGGACGATCACCGCTATCCAATACGGAGCGACGGCGGTGCCGGGCGTATCAAGCGCGACGGCGGTGGAAGTGCTCACGAACGGTACTCAGCCCGCGCGCGCGGTATCGCTTCGCATCGCAGACTCCAGCGGCATCGCATCGGCGGCGCTCGCGGCAACGGTGCAAGCGAGCCTTGACGAGTATCGAGCGGCGGGCATCGCGGTCCTCGTTGAGACGAGCACGCCGCAGATCGTGAGCGTGGTGCTCAAGCTGACGTTCAGCGCGTCGGTCGACTCCACAATCCTGAGCGAGAATGTTCGAGCGGCGGTCGTCGAGTACATCAACACGCTCGCGGTCGGCGAGACGCTTTACAAGTCCTCGCTGTTTGCGGTGCTCCAGCGGTATCAGGCAAGCGGCTTGATCGTGACGCAGGACACGCTGGTCAGTCCGGCGGGCGATCTCGTGCCTGAAACCGGCAAGACGTTGCGCACGCGACTCGCCAATGTGACGGTGGTCTGATGCCCGCGCGTGGACCGTATACGTTCGACGAACTCTTGGCGGTGCTCTACAGCGCCGCCGATCCGCTGTATTTGGACCCGTTCTTTGAGGGCCAATACGGCAACGGTCGTGAGCTGTTCGAGGCGTTGATCGAAGTCCTCCGGCGCGTCGACGATGCGATCAATCACACGACGCAGGGGATGTTCATTTCGCCGTGGTCCGGGCAGACGGGCGAACCGGCGGCGGGAGCTTCGCGCACGATCCTCACGATGGAGTTCGCGCGCGTCGACAAGCTCCTCGGGATGCCGCTCACGCTCCGCGCGGGCGAAGTGCTCTACGAGGAGCGCACGACGGATTACGCGACCAACGGCGGCGTCGAAGTGCTCACGGGGCGAACGTACACGCTGATTGACGACGTGTGCTTTCTGCCGGGGCAGAGCGGGCCGATTACGGCGAACGTCGTCGCGACGCGCGTCGGGTTCGGTTTCGGCAACGTCGAGCCGGGCGACGTCACCTACATCCGGCAACCGGGTTTGACGCTGACGAACGTCGGCGCGACGATCAACATCCCGGCGCCGACGTCGCCTTACGATCGCATGACGATGCCGATGGTGCCGGACGTGCTGAGTTCGGCGCAGATCGGGCAATACGTCCAGTTCGTGACGGGCGCGAACGCGGGGCAAATTCGACGGTTGACGGCGTTTGAGCCGGACAACAGCGGCGCGACGGGCGGCGTTGCCGTCTTCGCGCGCGAACCCGTGCTCAAGAACGCGGGCCTTTGGGTCACGGTGCCGTTCATCGTCGGGGAGTACGTTGAGCAGTACAACGGCGCCGCGCTATTGGCCCGTGGGCGCGTTTTGACGTTCCAGGCACCCTCGCCCACGTCTCTCGTCGTTGAGACGGTTTACGGGGCGTTTGCGGCGACTGCCGGGCCGATCACGGTCGTCACCGGGGTTGAGTCGGGTGCGACGCTGTCGATCGATACGATCGACGGAGGAGCGGCGTTGACGCCGGAACTCGCGACGGCTGCCTGGGCGGTGCAGGAGTGGGCGGGCGCGTTCGGTGTCGCGGTCACGAACATCGCGCTGGTGGATCGCGGCGAGATGGGCGTGCTTGACGCGATCGGAGCGGAGCGCGGGATCTCGCGTTCGCCGGGCGAGGATGACGAGTCGTACCGTGCGCGCGTAAAGGCGATCGCCGACACGGTGAGTCCGAACGCGATCCGCCGTATCGGCAACCGCATCTGGTCGATCTACGGCGGTTCCGTGTGTTTGCGCGAAGTCGGGCAGCGGCTTCTTCCTGGCGTCTATTGCGACGCGACGAGCACGCCTCCGCTTGCGTCGAACTCCTACGCCTACGACCTGGATGGGATCGTCGTGACGGGCATCGGCATCGGGCAGTTTATCGACGGCGAGCGCGTCTATCAGGTCAACGGCGGCGTGATCACGACCGGGCGGCACACGACGACGATTCCGGCGGCGGCGCTCGGCGCGCTGGTTCCTCCGCCGGTCGCGCAGCTTGAGATCGCGAACATCCGCGGTCCCGGCTTCGTCAACACGCTGCCGATCGTCGGCGAAACCTCGCTTGCGGTGTGGACGCCGGCGGCGATCACGGGAGGATTGCGCAATGAGAATCGCTTCAAGGTCAACCTTGACTACACCGACATGCGGGCGTTCTTTCTGGTGGGCGTGCCTGCTAGCGATCTGGGCGACTTTGGCATCGCGTATGATAGCGGGACGTGCAACGCCTTCGACGCGAACCCGTACCTAGCGTTCTGCGACGGATTCGCGGCGACGGCGGCGGTGCTAAACCGCTCGACGTGGCAGGGAATCAACGAGGCGAAGGCGGGCGGAGTCGGGTTTGATCTCTACGTCGAAGCGATCGGATGCTCGTGATACGGTCGCGCAAGGAGAACGGACGATGAAGTACATTGATGCGCATGGGAAGGAAGTCCCGGCGAGCGAAGTGAAGCGTGTCGGCGGGCAGTTCGTTCGCGTGAAGATGGTCGCGACCAAGGGGATGCGCGAAGTCGTCACCAACGGCGCGAAGACGTTTGAGCAGTACGACACCGAGATCGAGATGCCGTGCGGCTACGTGAAGGCGAAGGACTGAGACGATGAGCAGCGGACGCAAGCAACTCCGACAAAACACGCGCGAGCGTGTGATCAGCACCGACTTCAACCGCGCGCAGGCGTTCGGGTACGGGTACTCGAATGAGTTTTTGCGCGAGCAAGTCCTCGCGCCTACGGACGCGGACTACTACGCGGGCGTCACCTTTGACGTGACGGGTCCGGCGCTCGGTGGTCCGATTCCGCCCACGTTAGCGATCAACCAGATTGCTCCGACCGCGCCTGACTACGGCACGGTGTTGAACGGGCTGATGGTCGTCGTTCCGGTTGGCGGAACGAGCATCCTCGTGTCGGGCGGAACGCTGCTCGTGATCGACCCCGAGGGGCTTCCGGGTTCAAGCGATCCGTCGCCGCTCAACCCGGACGACGGTCCTGGTCCCAACCGCACGGTGTACAGCGCGGGCATCAACGCGCTCGGCGTGCTCAACTGGACGCCGTACGCGGGCGCGGGTCACCGCATCGACGTCGTCGAGTGCCAGCGCACGAACATCGTCACGGAGACGGACAACCGCGACATCTTCAACCCGGCGACGGGCCTCTTTACGCCGCAGGCGGTGACGAAGGTTACGGCGGGCGATCTCACGTTCCGCATCCGTCTCGGTGTCGCGGCGAACACGATTCCGGCGGCGGCTCAGGGCTGGTTCCCGCTCGCGGTGATCAGCACTCCGGCGGGCGCGCTAAACCTGGACACTTGCTACATCTGGGACGTTCGCGATCTCGCGAGCGACATGGCGGAACCGAACGTGCGCCGCACATCGGTTATCGGTCGTCCCGAGGTGCAGAACCTCTACGCTGATCCCTTCACCGCGCCGGGCGAACTGCGTCTCAGCGGCGAGACGACGGCGACGTGGGGGCACTATCGCTTCGGCGGCAAGCTCTACGATCCGCGCACGGCGCTCAACTATCGCGATCTGCTGGACGCGAACTTCGCGCAGGAGCCGGGCTTCGGCCCGATCGCGAACCAGCCGTACTACATCTACGCTGTATTCCCCGATCCATACCGTCGCTGGGTTGGCTATACGAACACGGCGATCACGGGCTACGCGGGGCGCATTCCCGGCGGCTTCCGCGGCATCCTCACGGTTTCGATTCTTGCGCCGAACATCGGCACGAACACGCCGTTCCTTCCGATCTCGGTGCCGTCGGGATGGGGAATCAACTCGCTCACGGCGACGGCGCAGTTCATCGGCGCGGGCAAGGTTGATGGCGCGCTCAACCTGGAGCAGTTCGTCTCCTCGAATCGCGTAACAGCCGCTTGGCAGGCACCGGGCATCTTGACGCCGGGTGCACTCACGGCGATCCCCGACACGTATTCGTATCCGCTCCTCCCTGGTCCGGCGTTCCCGACGAACGCGCGATCCATTCGCGTGTTGTTCGCGACGATCATTGCTGGCGCGGCGGCGAACGCGGTGCTGCGAATCACCGCGTACTCCGGACTTTTTGATTCGGTGAACGTGCAGGTCCAGTCGCTTGACAATACTGTGATTGAGCAAGTCGTCTGCGACGCGGGCGGCACGGTGCAGTATCTCCGCACCGTTGAGATCCTGAATCCGTTCTACAGCGTGGAAGAAGCGCCGCTCTGCTTGCCGTATCTCTATATCACGGCGGCTCTGATTGGCGGCGCGGGTGTTCCCGTGATCTCGGCGACGAGTGCGACGATTATCGGCTGGTCGGTATGAGCCTGAGCAGCTTCCTCGCGGAGAACGGATACGAGGCCAGCGCGGTGTTTGCCGCGCTCGGCCTTAATCCGTTCCTCGTGAATCGCGTCGATGCGGGGGAGCAGCTTCTTCCGGCGAGTGTGTGCGTGGAGATCGCGCGTTACACGAGCACGGATCTCGGGTCAGTCGTCGCTGCGTCGGGGGGCGCGGTGACGGCTCCGGCGATCGCAACGAATGCGCCGACGTACTTCACCGATGTCGGCGGATTGAAGGCGTACCCGGCTGCGCCGGTGAACGTCGTCCGCCAAGTCAATCCGGCGAACGCGCAACCGCTGCCTTCCGCCTCGTCGCAGGTGCAAGCGATGATCGTCGCTCGCACGGTGCCGAGCCCGTGATAGGGATTGAGGGATGGACGCCGGGCTCTTGTTGTCGATCGGTTCGATCGCGCTGAACATCATCCTTGGCTTGATCACGTTCGCCTGGAGGGAATCAATGGGCGAGGTGAAGCGAAGGCTGACCGAGACGGAGGCCAAGGTGAGCAAGCACAGCGATTTGATCGTGGCGCTTGATGAACGCTCAAAGGGCGTCGCGACGATGCTTGAGAGGATCGAGCACGCGATGGTGCCGCGCGCGGAGTGGGAAGCGCGCCACAAGGCGACAGACGCGATGCTCGAACGCATCTTGGAACGTCTCGACTCTCGGTGATAGGCTGTCACCCATGACGCTCAAGGAAGTGCTCGGGAAGTTCGCGGCGAGCCGTAAGGCGTGGGTGCTCCTCGCAGCGACGATCGGCGCGATCGCGATGAACCTCGCGGGGCGCGTCGAAGGCGAGAAGGCGTTGGAGTTTATCAAGTGGACGGTGAGTACGTGGCTCGCGTCGCAAGCGGCGGAAGACATCGCCGGAAAGCTGAAGGGTTGAATCATGGGTGCAGCACGTTTTCAGTTCGTCGCTCCGGCGGCTCCCGATGCGGCGCCGAACGCAACCGCGCCGATCGATTCGCGCCTCTTCTCGTTTCCCGTCGCCAACCAGGGCCTCGGGTCGCGCGTGTGGTTCGCGTCGGTCGGCGGGACGATCACGCTCCAGCTCTGGGCGTTTGAGCCGAGCATTCCCGGCGGCGGGCGCTGGTACGCGGTCGGCGCTCCGGTCGCGAGCACGGCGGCGGACACGCAGACGCTTTTCGCTGCGGCGTCGGTGCCGCTCGGCGTGCAGCTTTTCGCGCAGGTGACGGTGCTCGGCGCCGGCGTATCGCGCTTCTACGGCGGACTCGTCGAAACCTGATCGGAGTGGTTGGAGCGTTGGGCCGTGCGCGCTACGATGGCGCGCATGGCTCAATTCGTTCTGATCAATCCCGTTGGCACGCGATACGCTGGCGAAGTCCTCGACACTGTTCAGGACGGGCAAGACGTCATTACGCAGCTCGCGTCGTTCGGTGGCGTCCTCGTGCCGCTGCCGAACGCGCTGCTTGAGCCCTACATCGCGCGCTGCGAGCAGCTTCGCGTCGTCGGTAACAACGACGAAGCGACCGCGATGATGCAGGCAGCCTACGCGAGCAGCACGGCGATCGCGGGCGGAGGAACGGCGGGCAAGGTGCCGCTGTGGACGGGCGTCGCGAACCTCGGCGACAGCGTGCTCACGCAGGTCGGGACGAAGATCGGCGTCAACGTGCCTGCACCGACGGCGTCTCTCTCGCTTCCCGCCGGACTCGTCACTGAGGCGTCGATGAACGTCGCCTCGGGTGTCGCGCCTGCGGCGCCGAACGCGGGCGATCTTTGGTTTGACGGGACGTATCTCTACCTTCGAGCCGCTGGAACGAATCAGCCGCTCAATGCTCCCTTCGGGACGGGCACCGCGAACACGCTGACCATGTGGAGCGGGACGAGCGGACTCGTCAACACGGCGATCACGCAGGTTGCGGGTTCGATTCTTTCGCTCACGGGCCTTGTCGGCGGCGCTGGATACGCATCGACGTCTACGGCGATCGTCGCGCTTGGCAGTGGCAGCGGAACCGGCGCGACAGCGCAAATCGTCACGAGCGGCGGCGCGGTCACTTGGGTCGCACTGAAAGATCCGGGGCGCGGCTACACCGCGGGAGACGTGCTCACGATTCCGGGCGGCAGCGGCACGATCACCGTGCTTGCAATCGTGCCGAAGAACGACGCGAGCGGGCACTTCACCGCGCAGCGCATCGGCGCTGGAACGACGCAACCGACCGCGGGCGTGGACAGCCGAGACGGCCTTCAGGTTAGCGGTTCGCAGGTCAAAAACGTGGAAGTTTTTTCCACGCTTGCGCCCGTGACGATCAACGCAGTCAACAGCACGGAGTTTTACGGCACAGTGCCGTTTGGAAATAGTTTCTACGCGCACCTGGTGAACGTCGCCGCAAGCGCGACGGGCTTTGCCGCGGGAGGACTGATCCAATCTTGGGGGTCTTGGACCAATATTTCCGCGAGTAGCGGAGCGAATAGCCTTTTGTGCATCGGTGTAAACGCACAAGCAGGACGCAGCTACGCGGCCGACCAAAACACCAACGTGAACCTTACGGGAGGCACCTTCTCGTCGGTTCTTAGAAATGCGAACGCCTACACGACGAACATCATGCGCGGTGTCACTGGCGGCGTTAGCTCGTTTTCGAGCGCGACTGGCACGGTGTCGGGTCGCGCGGTTGGGGGTGATTTTTCTGCGAATTTCACCACGCCCGTGACCGTTGCGGATCTGCGCGTGATCGATGCAGCCCTCACGCTTTCGGGCAGTGCGGCGGCAACCATCGCGTACATGCTGCGCTTGCAAAGCGCGACGTTCACTGCGCCAAGCGTGGCCCCGACGACGTACTGGGGTATCTCGCAGGAAGATACGCTCGCGAAGTCGCGTTTCTACGGCAACGTGGGCGTGGGTAACGCGCTGGACGTCGGAGCGGGTAAGGTTATCGGCTCGTTGACGCTGACTAACGCGGGCGCCGGGGCAACGAACGGAACCTACAGCCAAGTTGCCCTCACGGGCGGAAGCGGCACCGGAGCGACGGCGGACATCGTTGTCGCTGGCAACGTCGTGACGGTCCTTACGCTTCGCAATCCGGGGCAAGGGTATGCGGTAGGCAATACGCTAAGCACGGCAGCGATCGGTGGCGCTGGGTTCGTGTTCACCGTCGCGAGCACTGCATCAATCCTTCGGAGTGACGGAACGTCCGTTGCGCCTCGTGTTGGCGCAGGCAATACGGCGCCGGTTTCAACGCTTCACGTTAGCGGCGGCGCGGCGACGCTGGACGGATTTGATCGCGTATCGATTCCACAAGCGAGTACGAGCGTTCCTTACGGCAACTACGGCGTGCAGTTGCATCAAACGGGATCGACCGCGCTTACGAACGCGAATCCCTTTCAATACGCGCAGTGGATTAGCTCGTCGTTCGATGCGTCGGGAGCTACGACCGCAACGTCAATGTCGGGTATCTTCGCTTCGCCACTTGTCGCTGGCACGAACAATACCGCGAGCTACAGCGCGACGGGCGTATACGGCCAGATTCTTCGCTACGCGGCGAACGATACCGCTCAGGCAGCCGGATTTACGGGAACCGGCGGTAGCTTTCAGTTCCGCGTGGATACCGGTGTAGGAAGCACCACGACGAGTAGCGGCATTGGTGTGTGGGCGCGCGTTACGAACAGTGCTGCGGCGCACACAATCACGAACAGCTATGTCTTTTATGGCCTGGCAACTGCGACCGGTAATCACACAACGCTTATCGGCTATCGATTTGCGCCCGTTACTGGTGCGGGAACGATCACGACGTTCTACGGCTTGCGCCTGGAAGCGACGACCGCGCCGACGATCACGAACCGTTGGGCGATCAGCCAGGAAGATCCTCTCGCCAAGTCTCGCCACTACGAGAACGTCGGCGTGGGCAACGGCTTGGATGTCGGCGCAGGCAAGGTTATCGGCTCGTTGACGCTCACGAACGGCGGAACCGGCTACACGAACGGGACTTACAGCCAAGTCGCGCTGACGACCGTTACGGGAACGGGAAGCGGAGCGACGGCGGACATCGTGGTCGCTGGAGGCATCGTCACGACGGTTGCCCTTCGCGCTCCGGGACAGGGCTACGCGGTTGGCGACACGCTCTCGTGCGCGAGCATCGGAGCGGGATCGAACTTCCTCGTAACGGTCGCCACGACCGCAAGCATCCTTCGGAGTGATGGAACGTCCGTTGCGGCGCGTATCGGAGGCGGGACGACGACTCCGAGAGCATCGGCGGACATCGTCGGCGGATCGATTTTCGACGGCATCGGGACGTTTACTTTCGCGAACAGTGGCTTCGACAACTTGGGCCAGTTGTACGCAAGCATGTATGTCGGAAGTCTTTCTACGACAATCACGCCTACGATCAATTCTTTGACGACCGGCATGATGGTGCAGGGCGTCTATAATCTCACGAACGTAACAACGTCTGGAGTCCAGGCGATTCGAGCGATCCCGATCGTCACGACATCCACCGCCGGTGGTTCACATAACGTATCCGGGTTTAGCTCTACCATTTACCGGCGCGAACCGGGCGACCTTGCAACCGCAGCGACGATTACGGCTTACACGGCGTCTATCGGTGTAAATTCTGCGGCAGTAGGGTCGACATCTACCGGCGCGTTGACTGCGTTCAACGTATTCCTGAACAACGGTCTATCGACGCATACGATCGCGACAACTACCGGAGTCGATCTTCAGCCGACGTTCACGGGTACGACGACAACCTTTTACGGGTTCCGTCTCCGTTCTGGATCCGGCACCGGGACAATCGGGACGTATTACGGAATGCGACTTGAGTCGGTCGTTTCCGGCGCAATCACGACCCGATGGGGCATCTCGCAGGAAGACACCGCAGCAAACAACGTCCTCGCGGGCAAGACGGCGGCGGGTCAGGCGGCTGGAACGGCGGCGACGGCGTTCGTTGACGTCGGCAGCGGAGGCGCTACGAACGCGCAGCTCCGTCTCCGTACGACCGGCGGAACGGCGCCCTCTGCCCCGAACGATGGTGATATCTGGTTCGACGGAACCGCGCTCAAGATCCGCATCGCCGGTGTGACCCGAACGGTGACGGTCACCTGATTCACACGAAGGAAAAGAACCATGCACGCAGTTATCGACCCAGTTCAGATCAGCGGCCTCTCGGGCTCTGGCACCGCAACGCAGCTTCACGTCGTCCTCGTCGGAGAGACGAAGGCGAAGGACTACGGTCACGCGCGCGTCTCGTACGACATCGTTAGCGAGGACAACCTCACGCTCTCGCAGGGCAACGTGCAGATGAGCGACGCGGACTACGCGGCGGGCAAGGCGAGCGACGCGGAAGTCGCTGGCTGGCTCGCGAGTCTCCTCGGCTTCAAGGCGACGAGCGTGGTGAGCGATCCCGCGCCGGTGCGCACGGTCGACGAGGTGCAGGAGCCGGAACAGCCAGGCGCCTGATTCGCACAACGAAAGACGCGCAGAGCGGCACGGGGTCAGCTACCCTGTGCCGCGTTGTTTTGAGGAGACGACGACGATGGCTCAATTCGTTCTGATCAACGCGATCGGCACGCGCCGCGCAGGTGAAGTCCTTGATTCGGTCCAGGACGGGCAGGCAGTGATCACGCAGCTTGCGGCGTTCGGCGGCGTTCTCGTCCCGCTCCCGAACGCGACGCTTCAGCCGTACATCGACGCGGCGCAGCTCGCCTACGATCGCGCGGACTCGACGCAAGCGCAGAACATCATGCTGGCCGGGTACGCCTCAACGACGGCGATCGCCGGTGGCGGCACGGCGGGCACGATCCCGATCTGGACTGCGGGCTCCGTACTGGGCGACAGCGTGCTCCAGCAGGCGGGGGCGCTGGTCGGCGTGAACGTCGCTCCTACGGCGTCCCTGAGCCTTCCTGGGGGCCTCGCTGCGGCAGCGTCGATGAACTTCGCGACGGGCGTCGCTCCGGCGGCTCCGAACAGCGGCGACCTCTGGTTCGACGGGACTTACCTCTACCTTCGAGCGGCGGGAATCAATCAGCCGCTCAACGCTCCGTTTGGCACGGGTACGCCGAACGTGCTCACGAAGTGGAGCAGCGTGTCGGGGCTGACCGATACGGCGATCACGGAGGCGAGCGGCGCGATCACGACGCTGGCGCTCACGAACCCCGGCGCAGGTGCAACGAACGGCACTTACTCGCAGGTCGCGTTGACGACCGTTACGGGCACGGGCACTGGTGCGACGGCGGACATCGTCGTTGCGGGCAACGTCGTGACGTCGATCAAGCTTCGCGCTCCGGGAACTGGCTATGTGGCGGGTAACACGCTCAGCACGGCGGCGATCGGCGGCGCAGGGTTCGTGTTCACCGTCTCGGCTGTAAGCGCGAGCGACAACGCGAGCGGCAACGTAACCGCGCTTCGGATTGGCGCGGGTACGCCGAATCCGGTTGCAACGCTGGACGCGCTTGGTCTGACCGCCGTCCGAAAACTCGGATTTTACGCGTACAACATCCCCTCAACGAACACGAAAAGCAGCGCGGTTTCCGGGCTTGTCGTCGACACGTCTGGCGAATCGACTGGAGTTTACGCGGTCGCAAGCGATGAATCGGCGATTCGTGTCGTTCACGAAGAGGCGCGAATCGACGCGAGTGCAAACACGTCTGGCGCGTCCATTTACGGTGGATATTTTGGCACTAGCCTCGTCGCTTCGGGTGGCGGAACGGCGTTTGTTCGCGGCGTTGGCGCGCTTGCGGCGGCGAGCGATTCTACGCTTTCCGGGCGCACGTTTGTTCTTTACGGCCTAGATGCACAGGCCAGCGTGGGCTCGGTCGGAACGGGCAACACGATCTCGTTCTTGTACGGTGGATTTTTTTCCACGCTCTGCACGGCAACGAGCGGCGCGCAGGCGATCACTACGAGGGTCGGCGTTAGCATCTCCGGCGGCACGTTCCAGGGCGCCGCGCACACGATTGCTTCGTACTACGCGATCCGAATTGCTGCGCCATCGCTTAGCAACGGCTCCACGATCACAAGCGCCTGGGGCGTTTCGCAAGAATACGCAACGTCGCGAAATGCCTTCTACGGCAACTTTGGTGTCGGTAACGCTCTCGACGTCGGAACCGGCAAGGTCATCGCGAGCTTGACGCTGACCAACGGCGGCACGGGCTACACGAACGCGACTTACTCTCAGGTCGCGCTGACGACGGTGACGGGAAGCGGCTCCGGAGCGACTGCGGACATCATCGTTGCTGGCGGTATCGTCACGACGGTCGTGCTGCGCGCGCCGGGTCAAGGGTACGCGGTCGGCGACACTCTCTCGTCTGCGAGCATTGGCGCTGGCGCGAACTTCCTCCTCACGGTTGCGACGACCGCGAGCATTCTGCGAAGCGATGGCACGGTGGTCGGGAATCGTCTCGGCGGCGGAACGACAATTCCCCGCGCGGCGCTAGACGTCGTGAACGGAGCGATTTTTGATGGCTCGCAGATCGTCCTGATTCCGCAGGGAAGCGCTGCGGCGAGTGCGCGACTGGAGCAAGTCAGCATCTTCGGGACGATTGCCCCGACGGCGACTACGCCGCAGTCCATCTCGTCTTTTTCGTCCACGCCATACTACGATCTCACGAACTACACCGGGACCGTCGTGTACAATCTCCGGTCAAATCCGGAGATAATCGCTACGCCTGCGGCGTTGAATCCGTTTGCGCGCGCGGTGAGCGCGAGTTTTACGCGCAGAAATCCGGGGGATCTCAGCACGACTGGCACTTACGCGATCGGATCATTCGGGTTCTTCACGAGTTCCGGCGTCGGAAGCACGACGACGGGAAACGCTTATCTCGTCGAAGCACCGTTTGCGAACAACGTAAGCGGTCACACGGTTTCTGTTGTTCAGAACTTCCGCTCGACAAATATCGTCGCAAACGGTGCAACCGTCACAACGCTGACCCAGTTTTATGGAGCGCCGATCGGTTCAACTGGCGGCACGATCACGACGCACTACGGGTTGCGCTTGGAAGCGTCGACGACGCCGACGATCACGAACCGTTGGGCGATTTCAACGGAAGATCCGCTATCGAAGTCCCGCCACTACGGCAACTTCGGCGTCGGTAACGTTCTCGACGTCGGCGCGGGCAAGGTCATCGCAAGCCTCACGCTCACGAACGCTGGCGCGGGAGCGACGAACGGAACCTACATCCAAGCCGCTCTTACGGGTGGCACTGGCACTGGTGCAACTGCCGACATCGTTGTCGCTGGCAACGTGGTTACGTCGCTTATTCTCCGCAACCCAGGTCAGGGTTACGCGGTCGGCGATACGTTGAGCACAGCCGCGATCGGCGGGGCGGGCTTCGTGTTCACCGTTGCCACAATCGCGAGCATCCTGCGGAGCGATGGAACGTCCGTCGCGACGCGTATCGGCGCTGGCATTACAAGTCCTTCGTTCGGCGTCGATTCTCTTGGCGGCATTGCGGCGCGAGCGGCGACGCTTCAAACCGGACTCTCGTTTGGAACGACTAACACGAGCGGCTTCGCGCATCTCGTTGTGGATTCAAGCGGCGAATCCGGCAGCGTTTCGACGGTTCCGAACGGGTTTACGTACTACGGCGTACGCGTCCAATCTTCGCCAGACTTTACGGCTGCCACGTCAAGTCAGAGTGCTTACGCCGGGATGTTCCAGCCGAACGTGCAGAACGGAGCAGCGGCGGCAACGATTACGTCATACGGCGTCGCCGCCGGATTCCGCTTCGGCAGTTCGACGATCACCGGCAGGACGTTTACAGCATACGGCGTTCTCGGATCGGTTTCTATGTACGCGCCGCTCGGTGCCGGAAACACATTCTCGGTGACTAACGTACGAGCGGTGTCGGTGGTAAGCCCGACAAACGCACAGACGTTTACGAGCTGGACGGAGTTCTTCGGCGGCACGGGGTTTAGCGGCGCTGCGCACACAATTACGACGTATTACGGTTTGCAGTTGTCTGGTCCGACTCTCTCGGGAGGCGCAACGGTCACGAACCGCTGGTCGATGTCGGTGGAAGACTCACTTGCGAGAAGTCGCCACTATGGCAACTTCGGCGTTGGTAACGCTCTCGACGTCGGAGCGGGCAAGATCATCGCTTCGCTCACGCTGACGGCGGGCGGAACGCTCTACACGAACGGTACTTACGCTCAGGTCGCTCTCACGGGCGGTACGGGCACCGGCGCGACCGCTGACATCGTTATCTCGGGCAACGCGGTCACGACTGTTGTGCTGCGCAATCCGGGCCAGGGCTACGTCGTCGGCGACGTCCTCTCGGTGGCGGCGGCTAGCGTCGGCGGTACGGGCTCCGGCTTCCAGGCGACGGTTGCCACGACCGCGTCGATCCTCCGGAGCGATGGAACGGTCGTCGCGCCGCGTTTCGGTGCGGGAACGACGAGCGCGGAGGCGCCGCTGCACGTCGTCGGCGGCGCAGCAATTCGTTCGGCTGGCTTGATTACCTCAACGGCGTTTACCGGGCTTAACGCTCCGATGTTCGCGCAGCTGGTGATCGACTCCGCGAACGAACCGAGCGGTAATACGGTCCTTCCGGCAACGACGCCAACGACCGCGAGTTACTACGACTCAATCTTCGTCGGAACGAAGTTCGACTTTAGCCTGCGGACTGGATCGTCGGCCGCCGCGGGTATCGAAACGAACCCGCAGATAGTCGCGGCAACAGCGGCCGGTACGGCAACGCTGTTCGGTGTGTTCGGGCAAGCGTCGCTAAACAGCACGTCTATCACGGGAAAGACGATCTCGCTTATCGGCGTCGGAGGCTATCCCAACGCCTACGAAACCGGCGCTGGAAACACGATTAGCGCGATCACGGGAGTGCAAAGTGTGCTGTCGGTAGTCGGCGGTCTTTCTGGGTCGTTCACTCCCCTTGCGGTAACTACGGCGCACGGATTCCGCCTTCGCGTATCGTATACGTCGGCGGCGCATACGATTACGACGCATTACGGGCTTCGCCTTGACGCGCCGACCGTGTCGGGCGGTGCGACGATCACGAACCGTTGGGCGATCTCGCAGGAAGATGCGCTGGCGAAGTCGACGCACTACGGAAACTTCGGCGTTGGCAACGCTCTCGACGTCGGAGCGGGCAAGATCATCGCTTCGCTCACCCTCACGAACGCGGGTGCTGGAGCGACGAACGGAACCTACATCCAAGCCGCTCTTACGGGTGGCACTGGCACTGGTGCAACTGCCGACATCGTTGTCGCCGGCAACGTGGTTACGTCTCTCGTGTTGCGTAACCCCGGTCAGGGATACACGGTGGGCGATACGCTCAGCACGGCGGCGATTGGTGGCGCGGGATTCGTGTTCACCGTCGCGAGTACTGCGTCGATCCTCCGGAGCGATGGCAGCGTGGTCGCTCCGCGCGTCGGAGCGGGAACGACGGCGCCGATTACGACGTCGCACGTTAACGGCGCTCAGATTATTTCGGGCATTGAGGCGTTCGCTCTCGATAACGGTTCGCCGACGTTTACAAATCAGTTTGTCACGGCGTCACTTGTCCTCGGAGGACGAGCAGCCGCCGATAGCCCGACAACCGCTACAAATCAGTACCTCGTTTGCTTCGGCAAATGGGACGTTCGATCGGCGCCTACTACTAGTTTTAACTTTGGCGGGCGGTTTCTTAACCGTCTCTTTCAATCAAACGCTGGTCAGACCGTTACCGTATCGGGAGTCCAAGGAAGTGCGGCGCGAGACTTTTCAACAGGCGACGACGCAACCGCGGTGACGGTCGTTGGAGGTACGTTTAACGCGCAGGCGAACCGGAATACGGGATCAAGCCTCGAAGTGACGGGAATTGAGGTTCGCGCCAACAATTTCCTAGCGGGTCATACAGTAACGACCCATCACCATATTAATCTCCCCGGCGCGCTTATTAACGGCGCGGTGACGACGTTCTATGGCCTGCGTATGCAGGCGCCGACGGGAACGGGCGTCATCACGAACCGCTACCCGATCGCGCAGGAGGACACGCTCGGGTCCAACTACGTTCGCGCGAAGACGTTCTTCGGTGCGGCGGTCGGCACGGCGGCGGCAACGACGGCGAGCGTTGAGATCACCGCGCAGGGCACGCTGAACGGCGACCTCCGCCTCAACTCGGCCAACGCGGTCGTTGACGTTTCGGCGGCGTCTAGCAACGGCGTGAAGTTCAACAACCGCGGCGGCGCTGGCATCACCAGCACGACGCAGTTGAACTACGAGGAAGGCACCTACACGCCGACGCTCAGCGCGGGCTGGACGGCGACGGCGGGCAACTACTCGGGAACGTGGACGCGCAACGGTCGCCTCGTGACGCTCACGATCCAGTTCACCGGCGGCACGAACAGCGGCGCGACGGGCGGCAGCACGATCAGCACGCCGGTCGGGCTTACGCCGGTCAGGAACGGCGCGGGAACAGCCGTCAACGTAAACGGCACCGCGCTCGGCAACGGCGTCGTCGTCGTCACGACGGCGGCCACGATCATCAACGCAAACGCAATCACCACGACCACGGTCGATAAGACCATCGTGGTTCAGTACGAGGTATGACCATGCACGCTCTGATTTCTCCGATCACCTTTCACTCGTCCGGTACGGCTACGCAGCTTCACGCGGTCGCGCACGTCTCGCCGAACCGCTCGGCGTCGGTTGAGTGGACGCTCACGACGGACGAGGGGAAGCGAGTGCAGAGCGGGCTGCTCACGCTTGAAGGCGCGGCGTACCAGGGATGGGGCGCCAGCGACGAGTACCTGTATACCTGGATCGCTGATATGCTCGGGATCACGGTGACGGAGATCGTCGATCCGCCTCCGCCGGCGCCCTACGTTCCTCCGGCGGATCCTGAGACGATTCAGCACGCGAACGGGCTCTGAGCGCGTCATTGACGGAAACGGATCGGATGCGCATCATGCGCCGGTCCTAACCGGAGAATCCTATGCCTGAGATCAAGACCCTCGACGACGTCCTCAACCTGTTCGTGTACGGCATCCGTGTCGGTCAGAGCAAAGGAGCCTACTCGCTCGAAGACGCGGCGCAGTTCGCGAAAGCGTTTGAATGGCTGGCGAAGAAGCAGCAGGAGGCGGCTGCCGCTCAGCAGGCGGCGCAGCCCCCGGCGCAAGCCTGAGCGAATCCTTCGCGGATCTAAGCCCTCGGTCAAAATCGACCGGGGGCTTTCTTTTTGCCTATCGTTCGCGTCATAGGGGGGTCGTCATACGACGG